GCCTCCGCAAGGCCAAGTGCGAGTAAGGACCGGCGGCTTGCCCGCGGTGACCGCTCGCAGGACGCGCCCTAAGCGCCGGGATAACCGCCACTCGGCGGGCGCCCTGGCACCAGACACCTTCGGTGTTTATCGGTGCGGCACCAACCCATCCACGCCAGAAGTTGTGTTGACTCCTGGCACCGTACACCTTCGGTGTTCATCGGTGCGGGGACCGCGAGCACAATCCCCTGTGGGAGCTGCCGGTCTGGCACCGTACACCTTCGGTGTTCATCGGTGCGGGAAGCATCTTGACCGACGAGGCGCTGGCGGTAGCCTGCTGGCACCGTACACCTTCGGTGTTCATCGGTGCGGGACTGGCGAAGCAGCGGAGTCCTCCCAATGATGCGGGACTCGCTCGACCCTATTGGCAATCATTACTTTAGGCCTCCGCAAGGCCAAGTGCGAGTAAGGACCGGCGGCTTGCCCGCGGTGACCGCTCGCAGGACGCGCCCTAAGCGCCGGGATAACCGCCACTCGGCGGGCGCCCTGGCACCAGACACCTTCGGTGTTCACAGGTGCAGCGGGCTCGAACAGCCGCCGTACAGCGCTGTGGATCAGACTGGCACCAGACACCTTCGGTGTTCACAGGTGCAGCAACAGGATCAAGGCTGGCCCGGATTCTCCTTCGACACTGGCACCACACACCTTCGGTGTTCACAGGTGCAGCACGCAGATATAGCAGGGGTCGATGGAGAGCGGAGGGTAACTGGCACCAGACACCTTCGGTGTTCACAGGTGCGGCTACACTCGCAGCGTCCCCTGCGAACTCTGGCTCCTCTGGCACCATACACCTTCGGTGTTCATCGGTGCGGCATGCCCATTGCGCTCCGGGTCAGGTACACCAGATGACTGGCACCATACACCTTTGGTTTTCATTGGTGCGGAGGAGACTGCGGCCCACTGACATCTTGGATGAAGGGCCTGGCACCATGCACTCTTGGTTTTCATTGGTGCGGCGCGCTGTGGGATGTTCACTGGTGCGGCTATGAGGCACTTCATTGGTGCGGCGACAAGCTGCTGAGGCATCTATGATGCGGGTACGGCACCGGCAAGCGAGGTGCGGCTAACAGTTGGCATGGGAAAGTCAGCGCGTGTCAGTCAACCGGCATTCGTGGTGCGGAGACATGGAAGAACCGACTGCATTCGGACGAAAGGGAGTCGCGATGAGTCTTGACGTTTATTTGACCATGCCGTCAGGCGGCCCTTCGGAGGGTGCGCCGCGAGAAGCGATCTTCATACGCGAACACGGGCAAGCCCTGGAGATCAGCCGCGACGAATGGGACGAGCGGCATCCTGGCCGTAAGCCGGTGACCTCCAAGACGTGGTCGGGAGGTGGACGGGTCTTTCACGCGAATATCACGCACAACCTCGGGGACATGGCGGAGGAGGCTGGGATCTATCAGCACCTTTGGCGACCCGAGGAAGTCGGGATTACCAAGGCCCGTGAGTTGATCCAGCCGTTGACGGAGGGGTTGGCGTTGATGGAGCGTGAGCCGGACAGGTTCAAGGCGTTGAATCCGGCAAACGCCTGGGGGTCGTATTACGGCTTTCTGCCGTGGATCTTGGACTACCTGGAAGCCTGCCGTGCGTGGCCGGATGCGGACGTGTCGGTGTGTCGATGATCGGCAAAATGACTGATGTTCCGGAGCCTTGGCATTGGGAGTACGACGATGGCACTTTGCCCATGCTGATGGGGGATGGCCATTGCATTCTGGGGTGCCATGTCTGTACGGCTTGTCAGAAGCGTGGCTATCCGTGCATGACGCCAGAGTCTGCGTATGCCGAGCGGATCGCGCAGTTGCCCGTGGTCGAGCATGAGCTGGCCGTGGCGCGGGAGCGGATTCGGGAGTTGGAGGAAATGATCGAACGGATGGGGGGGGATGATATCTACGATGAATATGAATGCTGAGAACACGGGACCAGGTCAATGGAAATGGCGGGTGAATGTCCCGTACTGGTGTCTGGAGCTGTTCGATGAAGAGGACCGGATGATGGCGGTGGTCAGGCCGCGGCCTGGATACTGTGATCGCGGTCACTGGCAGGTGCTCCTGGATCCCTATGCATCGCTTGCGTCGGACCTTGAACTCGATGAGGCTGATGGTCGGGATCTGATGTATTACATGTCCCTGGAGGCGGCCATGTGGGAGACGGTGGAGTTTCTCGCCTGGCGTCTGCGTAGGGAGACCCGTTACGATCCTGGTCCGGTTGCGATAAAAGACTTCGTGGACGAGGAGATGCCGGGCAAGGTGTTGTGGATCACCTCGATTGAGTACCGCTCGACCATGGCGCCGCACGCGGGCGAGGAGGAGGCGTAATGCCGAAGAAGACCCATATTACCAGGGATGAGGTGTCTCCTGATGCTAAGCGGGTGGTCGACGCGCTTGACCAGGCCGTCCTCGACGTCTTGACCGAGCTGGAGTCCAAGCCGTTGAGCGACGAGCAGAAGACGACGATCGCCAGGCGGTTTCTCAGATCCATTGTGGCGGCGCAATTGCTCAGCGTGGCCTCGTTTTTGGACATGTTGGGGGTGCTTGGTGGGACCGCGCCGCCTTCGGGGCATCAGGTCCAGCTCAAGACCGAGGGGAAGACGATCGATTACACGATCGGGGAGGATGGCGAGTCGTGAGCACCTGGGACCTCTACCTGGACGAGGAGTCGGCCGTGCTGATGGCGGCTCTTGGTCAGGTCTTTGATTTGGACAGGATCTGGGATTCGGACTTTCTGGAGCGGCATTGGCGCCTGGCGCCGGGGCTGTTGCGGCAGGCCCTACGGGACGACTGCTTTCGGGGTTCGCAGCGAACGTTTGTGGAACTTCAGATGTGGCTGGCTTTGTGCAGCTGGGCGCGCCTCAAGCAAGCGGCGTGGGTCGACCGGGCCAGTTGGCCGCTTGCCCTCACGCTGATATTGGCGTGCTTCACGCCTTACATTCGGTCGCCAGAGTTTTGGTTTTTTCTGGGATCGGGAGCCACGATGGCCATAGCCTTTTTATGGTGCGTGTGCCGTTGCAGATACTGGGGAAAGGTGGCCGCTACGGTCTGGGAGACCGAACGGCCCGAGGGAATAACCATCACCAAAGTCGAGGAGGATGTCGCATGAGCTTTGAGGAGCTTTCCGACGATGAGGAGCAGATGCTGGCGAATATGCAAAAGGTATTCGGTGACGAGGTGCCCGAGGACCTTTTATGGTCCGTTGCGCTGGTGCTGATTCAAGGGAGCGAAGAGGGGGTACCACTGTGTATTGGGTTGCAAAAGGAGGGGCGGGGCGGCATGACGCTGTCCGGCTCCCCGGAGGAGGTCGGGCAGTTGTTGCACTCGGCGATCAAAGCCTTGGATGAGGGGCCTACTCATGGTCAGTGATCGATCCGATGGGATTCCGGTCTCGGCAGCTTTTGACCGTTTGGACGTCAAGCTACAGGAGGCCTGTCCGAGCATGTCCCAGGAAATGCGGTCGGCCATCATCGCGCTGATGATCAAAAGCCGCTATTACGACTGTTCGTATCTGATCGGATTCATAACTGAGGAGAGCTGTTTGTTCAACTTTGGCACCTATCGGGAAGCCGATCTCACCGCCGTCAGAAACAGCCTGTTGAAAGCTCTGTCGAAGTTTCGGGAGGAGGAGTGACGGCCCTGGCCTGATTGTCTGCTACGTCCTTGCGCTTCGGGAAAGACCGCCTAGGGTCGGTGTCTTCTGGGAGGGCGCCGCTGTGGAAGACGGTACCGAGGGGCATCAGCCGACGCCTGAGGCCGTGGAGGCCTTGCACGATCCGGCGAAGCGGTTCGTGGAGGATGTCGGGCCGGACACGGCGCAGTGGCTGGCCGAGGCGGTCCTGGTGTATTGCCAGGAGGCGAGGGATCGGCTGGAGCACGTCAGTCATGTGACCACACCCGAGGGGCGATCCTGGCGGATTGCGGTCAGCCATCGGGGGGATGCATGACGTTTGCCAGGGAGATTCTGCCCTGTATCGGCAAGCTGGTGCGCGAGGGCGACCGGGTGCTGGACATCGGCCCGGGGAGCAGCTCGGAGGCGGCTCGGGTGTTCACCTCATTGGGCTGCTACGTGGAGGGCTTCGACCTGTCGGGCCGGGCTGAGACGGTCCACAGCCGGCATACGGTGTTCGACATGGATTTCATGGAAAGTGCCGTGTGGAAACGGTCGGATCTGATCTGGGCCTCGCATGTACTGGAACATCAGCGGGATCCGGGGTTGTTTCTGGATCGCTGCTTCGAGTTGCTGAATGAAGGTGGCTGGCTGGTCGTGACCGTGCCGCCGCGGAAAGATCAGATCGTTGGCGGGCATGTGAGTCTGTGGAATATGGGACTGCTGCTCTATCATCTGATTCTGGCCGGGTTCGATTGCTCGCAGGCGTCGTGTCTGGCGCATGGATATAATTTGACGGTGGCGGTGCAGCATCCGGGGCAGTCGCGGTTGCCCGGCGGGCTGGTCATGGACTCGCCGGATCTGGCGGTGCTAGAGCGGGCCGGGCTGTGGCCTGCGGGCCTGGCCGTGGGGAAGACCTTTGACGGGAGCGCCATCGAGGCGATCAATTGGCCGCCCACAGCTGACTGAAGGAGTCACGATGTTTCACGTTCCTGAACGTTGTCGGGTGCTGGAGGGCTGCATGGCGTCTGACGCGAGCTACGGCAACAACGGAGCCTTTCGTGTGGTCGTGTCTGGGACCCGCTGCGTGGCGATCGCGTCTGATGGCATGGGCTGGGAGCACGTCAGCGTCCGACCCGCCAAGGCCAAGCGCACTCTGACCTGGGAGGAGATGGCCGCGGTCAAGGACCTGTTCTGGGACGAAGAGGATTGCGTGGTGCAGTACCACCCGCCTAAGTCGGAGCATGTCAATTGCCACCCCTACGCCCTCCACCTGTGGCGACCGACTGGGGAGGAGCTGCCGCGGCCGCCTAGCATTCTAGTAGGGCCCCGCTAGGGCCTTTTTCAGGCGATTTATTGCCCTACCATTATTTTGTGGTAACCTGGGCGCATGACGACTGGTGGACTATCGCGACAGGAGGATGTCCAGCAGGACATCCACAAGCTCAAAAAGCGGGTATTCGATGAGGTCCAGTTCCTTCGCCAGTCGGTGAAGCATTTGGACCGGGAGCGTCGCGAGATCGACAAGTGCGGGTCGGATTCTTCGACCCCCCTCTTGCACCGCATGCTGGAGCACGTCGAGCATGTGATGAAGACTTCCGAGAGCGAGGCGACGCAGCTCAAGGCGGCGAAGATCGTGCAGGAGGTCTACGGAGAGATCCGCAAGGAGCGGGCCGAGTTGATGAAGGAGGCTGGCAAGCGGGCCATCGAGGCACAGCAGGACCTCAATCGGACCTCGGTCGAGCATCGGCGGCTGGACATCGAGGAGCGGCTAGCCGAGCAGCGGGGCCAGGCGGCGCAAGAGGAAGGCCTGTCGCCCGATGAGCTGGAGCGCCTGGTGAATGGCTCGTAAAGGGCCGCCGAAGCGCTTGGGGCGTCTGGCCGCGGCCAATGCTCAGCGGCAGATCACGCCAGAGGTCGTTGAGCAGATCAGGGACGAGCGGCGGCGCCGGGATCCGTTTACCTACTACCATGTGAAGCCAGTCGAGGACTGGACCAATCCGGAGACGGGCGAGACCCATCGCCTGGGGCCGGGGCCGACGCAGTTGCAGTGCCTGCAGTCGACGGCCAACTTCCGCTTGCTGGAGGGCGGCAACCAGTCGGGCAAGACGGCGCATTGCGTGGCGGAGTGCGCCATGTACGCCCGCGGGATCCATCCGATCCGACCCTGGTTCGGGCCCGTGAATCTGATGGTGCTGGTGACTTCGCGGCAGCAGGCGCAGACCATTTGGCATCGCAAGCTGATCGAGCAATCCATGCTCAAGGGGCCGGCCTACAGTCAGCCCATGATCCCCAAGTGGGAGATCGACAAGATCAATTACGATCACGCCGGCAGCGGCAAGGTGCCGCGGTGCATCACGTTGAAGAATGGGTCGACCATTCATTTCAACTGGTCGGGGACGGACGCGACCTGGGAGCGTATCCAGGGCAACGAGTTTGATGCGATCTTTCGTGACGAGGCGTCGGGAAACAAGCGGCTGGGGGCCGAGGTGATTTCGCGGTTGCTGACGCGGTTGGATGATCCCAGCAAGCCCTTGTCTGGCTGGATCCTGTGGTCGGCGACGCCGACGTTGGGCAATGACGAGCATCGCAGCTTCCGCCGCAAGGCGATCGCGGGCGAGGAGTTCTATGCCTACTTCCGGATTCGACCGGAAGAGAATCCGGCCGTGAGCATGAAGGCCCGCAAGCTGGCGGCGGCCTCGATGTCCGAGCATTCGGCGAAGGTCCGCATGTGGGGCACGGCGACGGACGACGAGCGTTTGCTGGTCTATGCGCCGCATTGGTCCGACATCCGGCACCTGGCCGAAGATCCTTACGAGATTCGTGAAACGGACAATCTGTGGGTCGGGCTGGACCCGGCCTTCGGGCGCACGGGTAGCTATGTGGGCTTGGTGTTTTGCGCGATCAACGAGCGGGAGCCGTACCGGATTCAGGTGCTGCAGGCGGTGCAGTACAAGAACGGGACGCTGCGGGAATACGTCGATTACATCAAGGATTGGCTCAAGGGGCGCTTTCTGGAGGGCGTGGTCTGTGATCCGGCGATCCTCAAGACGGAGAGCACGGGGCGCAGCGTTTACAGCCAGTTCCAGGAGATCCTGGACGCGGACGGGGTCCGGGTGGAGCGCGGGGTCTTGCTGGGCCGCAATCGCTACGATGACACGGTGCCGCTGATGCAGTCCTATCTGGACCGGGACCTGCTGTGCCTGGACAGCCAGGAGGCGGGCTGTGTGGAGCTGGCCTATCAGCTACAGAGCTGTCGGACCCGGGACGAGACCCGCTATAGCGGGCCGCACGGGGTGGTGCGCAAGGATCAGGACCTTTGCGATGCCCTGCGCTATCTGGTGAGCCTGGAGCCGTGTTGGGCCGATCGTGGGCCCAACCCCATGGGCGGGTACATCGCCCCACCGCAGCAGCGGATCCTGGACCCGACCGATCTGACCATGTCCGAGGACATGCCCGAGGACATCCGAATCCACAAGCAGCGGATCCAGCAGTCCATCGCCCTGATCGACCGGGTAACCGCCAACGATCCGCGTCAGCACTTCGCCCCGGTGCGCTACGACCCCATCGGCTGAGGGGCCCAGGGCCTTCCCTCGACCCAAATGCAACTCAGTTGCATAACCACAGATTCGTGGTAACTTCGGCCGAGGCGCTATGTTCTTCGAGCCGGTCTCCACATCTTTGGCCAGTCCCGCCCTCATGGCAGACGGCTCGGCGGCGGCGCCGAGCCTGACCTATGCCGACGACACCGATCTGGGCTTCTACCGGGTCGGCGACAACCAGCTGGGCATCACGGCCGGCGGAACCAAGGTCGGGGAGTGGTCCAGCTCGGGCCTGCAGATCGACACGGTCGGCGGCCTGGACATCAATCCGGGGTCGGACGCCGACGCGGACCTGATCACGGTCGGGGTCACGGGTTCGCCCAAGCTGTGGTGGGACGAGTCGGAAGATTATTTCGTGTTGAGCAAGGGCCTTCATTCGTTGGGGGCCTTTTCGCTGGAGGCGGCCGGGTCGCAGGACATCACCCTGACTGACGAGAACAACGATCTGATCATTCAGGGCGGCACGGCCACCACGGATTTCCTGATCGAGGTCGCCGCGTCGGACAACGATGGAACCGACGACGTGGCATTGTTGATCGACAACGTCGGCAAAGCCGGGGCGACCGATACCGAAGCGCTCTTCTTGGGCTGGGACGCTGGTAATAGTCGGTACGAGGTCCGCACCCAGCAGACGGGAAGCGGCAGTAATAGAAACATAAACCTATTCACGGCGGGCAACGCTGGTCAGCTGGAGCTGTTAACCGGCGGCAGCGTCACGATGTCCGACACCACCGCCAGCACAGGCGCTGGCACGGGCGCGCTTCAGGTGAGTGGCGGCATCCGTGCTGGTGCGGCCAGTACGTTTGGCGGTTCGCTCGACCTAGCCGGCAATGAACTCATCCTCGACTCTGACGGCGATACGTCCATAACCGCGGATACCGATGATCAGATAGACTTCCGGGCCGGCGGCTCCGATGTCTTCAACATCACCTCCGATGGTCTGAACGTCGAGCCCGGGTTTGGCTACAAGATCAATGCCGGCGCGAATGAAGATATCATCCTCAACGGGGCTGTGAGCCAGGGCGTCAGCTTTGAGGCCGATGGCACAGAATACGGTCGGGTGGATTCCAGTGGTTTGTCGGTCGACACCATCACCGACCTGGGCGGCGGTGACCTGACGATCACCGTTACCGGCGACACGCTCCTCAACGAGGATACCAACTCGACCTTCGTTGCTGGACGGGCTCGCATTGATAGTCGCATTACTGACGAGGCCGTCTTTTCGCACTACGATCAGGTAGGTACTGGTGATTATTCCCTACGCCAGGCCGCCGGCGGAGACACGGTGATAAACGCCATCACCGGGAGAAGGGTTTATATTGCCAACAACAACTCCCTGGGGCCGTTCTATGACGGAGCAAAGCTGGATCTCAATTCCAAAAAACTCGACATGAATGGCAATCAACTCATCCTCGACGCTGACGGCGATACGTCCATCACGGCGGACACCGATGATCAGATAGATTTCTCTGTCGGTGGAACCGGCGGCGACGATATGCGGCTGGACTCTTCCGGTCTGCATGTCGACACGATTCAGGACATCGGCGGCGGTGACCTAACTCTGAATCCGGCTGGCAATCTGAAGTTTGGCACGCATTCCACCATCTCTAGTGAGACGGTCACCGGGTACATCACCATCAAAGACTCAGGCGGCACGACACGGAAGTTAGCCGTGGTGAGCTGAGAAAGGTCTCGTATGACGATCACCCCCATCCAACTACCAACCCCCGACAGCCGCGAGCTACGCCTACGGCACATCTACATCGGCGGCGAAGACGTGGATTCTGCCGTCATGAAGGTCGCCTATGACGAGGTGCTGATTTCTGGCGGAGAAATCATCTCCCGACGTGACGCACCCGAGGGCATCCACACGACCGGCGTGGCCGAACACCTCGACGACACGATCACGATCGGCGGAAACCAGGTAACCCTGCAAACGGTTCTCCGCGCATTTCGGATGCACGCCGACCAGATTCGCGACGCACTGCTGGCCGAGTGACCGACCAGCCAACCCCTTTTTCTACTCGGAGACACCATGCATATCACGATGCGCCAAGCAAAACTTCTTCACGACGCCTGCAGACAGCTGGACGGCTGGGAGGACGTGGTGGAGATCGACGGCGTGCAGAAGGTGTTGCTTCGCCCTTACGCCTTGACGTTCCAGGCACGGGTGGCTGTGGCCGACGTGTTGGTGGCCCTGGATCCCAAGGTGCGGGCTCTGGAGAACCATCGGAAGGACCTGGTGCGGACCTATTCGCAGGACGGTAGTTCGGTGGCTGATGAGAGCGTGCAGAACTTTCGCGATCAGATGAAGCAGATCCTGGAGGAGGTCGTGGACGTGCCCCTGGGCAAGATCCGGGTAGCGGACCTGGGCGAGTCCAGCCCGATCCCGCCGAGCGTGCTGGCCGGGTTGGGGCCGCTGCTCAAGGAAGAGGAGGCCGTTGCGCATGACTGATGACACGCCGACGCGGATCAATCGCCTGGAGGGCGAGCTGTTGGGCGAGGTCCGGGCTATGCGCAAGGCGCTGTCCGAGACCATGGTCAAGCTGACGGAGCTGACGGCCTATCAGCGGACGCACGATGACCGGCTGCGGGCTTTGGAGCAAATGCGTCAGGAAGATCACAACCGTTGGGCGGGTATCTGGCCCGGCGTGATCGCGGGAACCTTGGCGGCGCTGATGGGCGCTGCCGTCATGCGGGCGATGGGGGGCGTGTGATGACTGAATGCGACGATCGACGCAGCGCGTTGCGTTGGCTGGCGTTGGCGCTGATCCTGGCCATGTTGGTGGGGCAATGCGGTTGCGTCAGCGTGGAGCAGCTGCAGTCAGTGCGGGAGCACCTGACCCGGGCCGAAGGACAGCTGGCGGAGATGGAGACCTACCGGGATGATGCCCGGCAGGCCCTGGAGCTGGCCAAACAGGTGGATGCCCAATTCGGCACCGATGCGACGCATGAGGCGGTGCAACGGGCCCAGCAGGCGCTGGCGGTGGCCGAGGAGGCGGTGCCGGCGACCAGGCAGACCGTCGAGCGGCTGCGGACGGGACTGTCGGACATGGAGCGCTCCATCGAACAGGGGGACAACTGGTGGGGTATTCTGGCGGCGGCGGCGGGGACCGTGCTGCCGGCGGCCGGGATCGCCATCGAGGGATTCCGCCGCAGTCGCAAGCGTTGGATCGAGACGGCCCGGCAGAATGCGCGGTACGGCGAGCGGGTGGAGCGGGTGCATCCGGACGACGGCGAGGGACTGGACCGGGTCAAGGCGCGGGCTCTGGTCGAGCAGGCGGCGGCCGGGGTCCATGACCTGGTGCAGGTCTCGCGAGGGAAGGCCTGATGCCGCACGGACAACAACCGGGGACCGGACGCCAGAAGGAGGCCCAGGAGGTCCTGGGCATGATCTGCCGTGACCTGATCAAGGCCAGCACGGCGCGCATGGAGACGTGGCGCAAAGAAGGCGACGAGGTCATGCGCTACTTCCACGCCAAGGACTTCAAGTTCGACTATCAGAGCATCGGCAAGGGGCTGAGCTTCGATAGCGGCGTGTCGAAGACCTGGGAGGCCTTTGCCACCCTGGCGCCGTTTCTCAATCCGCCCAATCCGGTGCGGGAGATCGAGGCCAAGGTCCAGGCACCGGAGGAGGCGATCCCGCGGCTGCAGGTGGTGGAGCGCTACCTGAACCACACGGTGCAGGAGACGGACTTTTACAAGCAGTCGCGACGGGCGATCCTGGACCTGCTGGGCTACGGTCGCGGGGTCATGTGGACCGGCGTGCATCCGCGCACGGGGCTGGTCACCTCTATGTGGGATTCGACGCTGAACCTGTTCGAGGATCCCAACGCGCTGGCCGAAGAGGACATTCTGTGGCAGGCCCGGCAGCGGGTGATCCCGCGTTTCGAGGCGATCCAGCAATATCCGGAGGCGCGGGAGAAGATCCGGCGCCTACCGAAGGCCGGGTCGCGATTTGGCGATCACGGCAGCGAGCGCCTGCCGCCGGATGCCAGCTATGACGCCGTGAAACTGTACGAAATCTGGATGATCACGGGGGCGCATCAGTTCAAGGGCGGTGGGCAGTTGCTCAGCATCCTGCGGGATTCCGGGGAGGCTATCGCCGGCACGGACGACGAGGGGCGCGGCAATGACGCGGCGGTGGACAATACGCCCCTGAAATACGTGGTGAGCGAAGACGGGCAGTTGATCGATGTCGGGCCGTGGGAAATCCCGTGGTATCAGGACAACCGCTGGCCGGCGGAGAAGGTCGTGGCCTACGACCGCAGCGTGCAGGAGCCGGTCTCGCCGTTGTCGCCGGCGCTCCCCTATCAGCGGGCGCTGAATTGGATCGTGGCTTTGACGATGGGCCGCTTTCGGGTGACGGCGCGGTTGATCATGGCGGTGAAGACGCAGAAGGGTCGCAGCGTCGACAGCAAGGCACTGCAGCGCTGGGTCATGGGGGACGACATGGAGGCGATCCGGGCGGAGTTCCCGGGGCCCGAGATGGGGAAGCTCAGCGATTACCTGGAGACCTTCAAGTGGGACAATGGCTGGCTGAATGAGGCGGCCAGCTTTATGGAACTCATGGAACGCAAGTTCGAGTCGTCCTCGGGCATGTCGCGGTTTTTGCAGTTCGGTGAAGGCCAGACCCAGGACCGCAGTGCCAGGGCGACGCAGCTGCGCGAGCAGACGGTCTTCAACCGGATCGATGACATGAAGGAGCAGGTCACCGACTGGCACAGCCGGCTGGCCCGCAAGGAGGCGGTGGCGCTGCAATTCTTGAAGGATCGGGATCACATTCGCGGGCTCTTCGGCGATCAGGCGGCGGAGCAATACGGCTTTTTGGCGCAACCGGAGCAGAAGGATCCCCGATTCTGGATGAAGATGTTCGTTCAGGGTGGGCTGCCGCCGGAACAGGCCGAGCAGGAGGCCCTGTTGCGGGCTGCCCAGGCCTTCACGTTGCAGGACGTATTCAACGAGGCGTCCTATGGCATCGAGACCGGCGAGGGGCGCCGGCTGGATCGCGAGCGTCAGATAGACGTGCTGCGGGAGTTGCACAACCAGGTGGTGCCGACGCAGCTGCAGAGCCCGGTGCCGCAGGAGCGGGCCATGGGGTATCAGGCGACGGCCGAGTTGTACGAGAAGCTGGGCCTGGATGCGCGGCTGGTGAAGATTTACCGGGACTTCGCCCAGCAGTTGCAGGAGACACCGGCGCAACAGCCCGAGCCTGCTCCTGGGCCCGGGGCGGAAGTGGAGGCGGTATGAGCGTCAAGGACGAGCTGTGGGAATTGCTGGTGGAGCATGCCGGAAAAGACGGTCTGACCCAGCCTGAGCTGAACGAATTGATGGAGGCGTTGATGGACGTGGCCAGGCGCATGCCTGATTCGGACCCCCTGCTGCGTTGGGGTCAGCCCAATCAGGTGGGAGTGAAGGGACAGAGCCTTCCGTGGGGAGCAACCTCATGAGCAAGCGTGTGCGTAAGGTCTTCAGCAACCCCGTGCGGTACGAGCGGATGGGGCCCGGCGGCTGGGAGCCGATCACCGAGGAGGCGTTTCACGAATTGATGCCGAAGAAGGACATCGATTACGCGGCCGGCGAGATGCCCGGCGTGCATGGGGACTACACCGATTGGTGTCGGGAGAACGGCGGCCGGGGGCGCTATTGCCCGCAGGCGGCCCGCCACCCGGGCGATGAGCGGGCCTATTTCCCGGATCGCAAGACCCTGATCGACTGGGGTAAAAACAAGGGCTATGGGGTCGAGGTGGATTGAGCCCATAAAAAAAGGCCACCTGCAGGAGGACTGACAGGCGGCCTTGGGAGTAACCCGATCCCTTGGGGGGCAGGTCATCGACCAGCTTGGCCTTGCGGCACGTCGCTGCAAGGACCGCTTGCTGGACAGGATTGACAACCAACAGGGAGCCCCCTACTATGTCCGACGAATCGACCGCCGACCCGGCAGCCCATGACACGGGAGCCACTTCCGAAAGTGAAGTTGCCAGCCCGGACCTGGGACCTGGTCAGCAGGAAGAGCCCGCCGAGCCGGGAGCCGTCAGTGGAGCCGATGAGGCGGAGGCGTTTGACCTCCGCGAGGCCCTGACCGCCAGCCTGGAGGCGAACACCACCGACACCGCGGAAGAGTCCGGCGAGCAGGCCGGCGAGCCCGATGGCCGGCAGACCCCTGAGGGGGAGGCGGCCGGGGGCGAGCAGAAACCTGCCGAGCCCGAACAGCAGACCGCGAATCGCTTTGACAATCTGACTCCCGAAGAGGCGATCCAGCAGCTCCGCCAGTACGATGAGGAGTTGCACGACATCAAGAGCCGGTATGGCCGGCAGCGGTCGGAGATCGGCCAACTGCAGGAGCAGCTGCAGTCCTACGGAGGCGTCCAGCCACAGCAGCTGGAGGCCCTGGTCCAGGCACAGCAGCGACAGGCCGAGTTGCAACGGCTCAAGCCCTGGAACCAGGGGCATCCCGAGCACGGCGGCTTTGCCAAGCTCCTGCAGAAGGTCCACAGGGACGAGCAGCTCATGGCTCGGGCGACGCCTGAGACCCAGGAGGCACTGCAGTCGACCCTGCAAGCCGATTACTCAGCGGAGGAGCGCCAGCTGCTCCAAGAGTATTACCAGCACCGTTCCGATGTTCAGCAGGAGTTCGCCGCCGATCCGGATGGCTATATCCAGTCCCGGGTGCAGGCCGTGGTGGACCAGATGGTCCCGCAATACTTTTCTCAGTACGAGAATTGGAACCACGCCAAGGCGGAGAATCATCGCTTCTTCAATGACCCGGATAACAAGCCGCTGATCGACAAGTATCAGAGCGACATGGTCCAGGTCATGGAGTCGGGCGGGAACCACAACCTGGCGCTGGAACATGCCCGGTTGAAAGCGGAAGTGGACAAGCTGCGCGAGCAGTTGGGCCAAAGCGCGGAGAAGGTGGCCACGGCCGATGCGCAACAGCAGTCGCTGAACAAGCGCTCTACCGTCAGGCGGGATTCGCCGGTCCAAGCGACCGCCGAAGATCCCGTCGAGGCAGGGCGCAAGCAGGGCTTGAAGGGCCCCGACCTTGTTCGGTATCTGCAGGATCGCCAGGCCGGCTGAATCGCTCAACCTCTGACCGAAAGGAACTCCCATGCCGGGATCCACGCCAAGCCCACAGGAATACTCGTCCCTCGTTGACGAGGTCGTCACCCAGCAGTTCATGCGGGGCGAGTGGGACAATACCAAGGAAATCCATGCCATCTTCGAGGAACTCGACCGGGCCGGTCGGATCCGAATGGATGGCAAGGGTAAGTTCATCGAACAAAAAGCCCGTGTCGGGCGCTACCAGAAGGGTCAACGGGCCGACCTGGAAGACCGCAACTGGTCCCGCAAGCAGCACCGCATCACCTACACCTGCGGATGGTCCTTCCATGAGGTGCTGGGGGTCATCTCGGAGCGGGACAAGATGTTCCTGCAGTCGGGCGGCCCCGAGGTCATCGTGGATACCACGGCCGACATGCTGAGCCTCATGGGCCAGGATTTCACCGTGGCCATGAACGACGACGTGATGAAGTCCAACGCTGGCAGCAATGCCGTCTTCGGACAGGCTGCGTCCAGCTCCAGCGAGACCCCGCTGCAGGGACTGCCGACCATCTTCGAGTATGGCTCGGCGGCCCAGGACTACGACCACATCGCCAAGACCACCAGCGGCGCGATCGGGGCGGGTGACAAGGAGGCGTTGCCGCAGGCGACCTACTGCGGGGTGAACACCAACCCTACGGCGACCCTGTCCGGGGTCGATGATGCGGTGACCGAGGCCACCAGCCCGATCCTGGCCAACTGGTCTTCGACGGCTTGGGATGGGTCTAGCACCAGCTGGGAAGACAACTGCCTGCGTGTGCTCAGTCACATGATCAACCGCCAGACCCGCGGCAACGGCAGCACCGAGCGTCCCAATATCGGCTTTCTGGACCAAGACATGTTCAGCCAGCTGAAGACCAAGATGCGCAGCGATACGACCCAGCAGGTCGTGCTGACCGACAGTCCGACTTCGCCGGATGTCGGGATGCACCCGAGGCTGTGGGTGCCCTTCGAGGGCCTGCGCATGTATCAGGATCTGGACGCTCCGGACGACACGGTCTATGTGCTCAACACCAACTACCTCTGGTTCCGGATCTTTCCGCAGCAGCCCGCGGGCTTCACCAGCGGCGGCTCTTCGACGGCCCCTCTGAAGGGAAACAAGAAGGAGATGTTCTCGGTGGCGCAGAGTCCGGACATCAACCAGGGGGGCCACAAGGTCGTCGCGACGCTGGTTTGCCAGCTGATCGGCAACCCCCGTTACCAGGGCGCGGCGTTCGACTTCGCCTGAAGCCTGAGAAAGGAGCAGAATCATGGGAACGAACAATGACATCCTGCCACTCGGCCTCGGCCAGAAGTCCAGCAATGACGCCCTGGAGGGCTTGCTGGGTCGGCACTACATCGATGACGAGGGACGACGGATCAAGCTGGTGCGGGCGAATACCGCCATCGCCAGCCCGGCATCCAAGGCCCTCGTCTATGTGGTGACTGGCGGCGCCTACAACAACAAGGTCAAGCTCAGCAGCTCGGCGAATGAAAACCATTTCGCCGGGATCGCTGATCCCAGCCAGTCGGAAAACCTGGCGGCCGATGACTTCTTCTATGTCTACGACGGCGAAGGGGACGTAGTCGACGTGATCGGGGCGACCACGGGCATCGCGGCCGGTGAGTTGCTGGGGACCGTCACGACCGCTGGCAGCCTGGATGAAGTGCTGTCCGGGGCGGTGACCACGTCGGCGACGGTGGGTGATCTGATCACCCTGGCCAACCATGTGGGCAAGGCGCTGGCGGCGCCGGCTTCGGCCGGGGCGACCGTGAAGTGCCAGCTGCGCGGGGTGGTGTGACCCGCCTGAAGGAAACGGATCTGTTTCCCGAGCTGCGGTCCCTGCAGCGGAAGGCCTATCGCGCCTTACCGTTGCAGGGACGCATCTTGTTGCGGTGCAATGCGGCCCTCGGCAGTCCGGAGGCGCTCAGAGCGCTGCAGTTTGAGGGGGTGATTGGTGAGCGGACCGATGTCCGCGAGGCCTACGACGCGATCCTGGGGAGGCTGTGAATGCATTGTGTGATCGGCGTGGGGGATGGTCAGCGGGTAGCTGAGCTGCAGGCCTCGGGCGAGCGGGTGGTCGCCTTGAGTTTGTGCGAGGAACAGGCGCCGAAGAATGTGGAGACTTACGCCGTGCGTTCGGGCCATGATGCCCGGACCGCGGCGTGTCTTTTGTTTGGCACGCATGTGTCGGCGGTGGACCTGGTGGACGCGGTGTTCCACGTAGAACATTCGGTGGGTCGGCTGGAAGAGTATCGGCAGCGGGTGCTGCAGGAGTTCTTTCGCTCGTTGGAGAGCGTCCCACACGTCTGGGGCAATTCGACCATCGATGGCCTGTGCGGCCTGGTCAACGTGGCTACGAATGCGGAGCAGCTACTGGGTTGCCCTGGGTTGCGTCGGGTGACGGATGCGCCGGCCATTGCGGTCGGCGCCGGTCCGAGTCTGGGCGATCACCTGGACGAGTTGCGGGAGCTGTCGCGGAGCTGTGTGATCGTGGCCTGCGATGCGGCGCTGCGTCCGCTGTGCGAGGCCGGCGTCACGGTGCATGCCGTCACGCCCTTGGAGCGGCTCAACAGCACGGCGGCGAAGATGGCCGAGGGGACGGCGCAGCTCTACGCGGGCACGCCCGTGGTGCCGCCAGCGGCGGTGCGGGGGTGCGAGCAGTACGCCTACGTGCCGCAAGGGGACGGGCTCTACGACTGGCTGGAACGCCGGGCGCCGCGGCCCTACGTGGGATCGACCTCGGGCAGCATGGCGGTCGCGGTGGCATTGGCTCTGACCAATGGGCCGTTGTACCTGGTGGGCCTGGACCTGTGCCCGGACGGGGCACAGACGCACGTTGACGGGGCCGCTTCGGCCGAGCACTTCGATTTGGGACACAGTGCGGTGGTCCGGCACAACGGGGGCGGCGCGGTGCGGACGCGCTTCGACTGGGCCCGGTCGGCTACCGAGATCAGCACCATGATCCACGGACGCCGGGCGGCCAATGTCGGCGCGGCGGAGGGGCGCGGGGTGCTGATCCCTGGCACGGTGCCCGAACGGCTGCCCAGCGGCCTGCCCGACATGGAGGCCATTCAGTGGCCCGATGAATACGATTCGGTACCGAACCAGACGTGGTGCGACCGGGCCCGCCATCTGGGAAGCGACTGGCTGGACCTGGTCAACAACGTCTGCTTTCTGAAAGAATTGTCCGGTCTCCAACTGGATGTTTTGATGCCGAAGCGTAACGTGGACGCGGTGTCCTACTTGCTGCGGCCCTTGCTGGCCCAGTTGTCGGTAGAGCGACGGCTGGGGCGTGACGAGAGGCAGCTGTTGGGGGTGGCTCAAGAGCGGCTGGCGAACATGACCGAGCAGTGCCTGGACGTGCTGGAGGAGGTGGCGGATGTCGCTGCGTGCGGCTTTTCCCGATGACAATCCGGCCCGCTGGGCGGCGCGGCTCTTCTCGGCCAGCATCCAAGCCAACGCCCTGGTAGAGCTGGGATTCGAGGAGCACCTCAACGACTATGAGCCGCGGGAGCTGCGGCTGATCGCGTCACAGTTGCCCGAGCCGTTGCGCGGGCGGCTGGAGGCCTTCGCCGGCCAGAAGGAGGCGGCATGAGCGGGAGCTACCACAAGGTCGGGTCGACGCTGCGGCGCTACATCCTGCAGTTCTCTGCCGGGTCGGCCGAGACCGGCCTGACGGACGGCGACTTCACCAAGGAGCTGGCGAAGAACGACACCGGCAACCAGAGCACTACGGGAATCACGATCAGCGAGGTGGACGCCACCAACAATCCTGGCCTCTACGAGGTCGAGGTGTCGGGGACCACCGGCTTTGTGAGCGCTACCGGGACCTATGGGCTGTTGATCTACAAGACCGCTGATGGCCGCGACAACGGGCACCGCCTGGGCGTGGTGGTGACCAATGACGGCACGGGGTCCGGATCGTGGGGCGATGCGTCCTTCACGGCCACGGCCAGCGATGGGCGGGTCACGGACGGCAGCAATGCGGTCGAGGGCGCCACGGTGCGGATCTTCGATCCGGATGGCAATCTGTGGCTGAAGACCACCACGGATGCGTCGGGGTTGTGGGGGCCGGTCTACTTCGAGCAGAATGGGACCTATGACATCCGGGTGGCCAAGTCGGGCTACAGCGTGGGCAACGACACCTTGGCCATTGCTGGGTCGACGGCGACGGGGCCTGGTGCGGACATCACGGTGACGCTGGCGACCAGCAGCACGGGACTGGCCTTTTCGACGCTGAAGGCCTACGCTCAGCGGCAGTTTTTGGACCATCAGGGCACCAAGGCCGATACGATCTACGAGGAGTCGGTGAACGATGCGCTGGCCATGATCTCGATGGAGAAGAATTGGCCCTGGTATCGTCGCGTGGGGACCGTGGATCTGGAGGCGCCCTATGAAACCGGGACCCTCAGCATCACGACGGACACCAAGACGGTCACCCTGAGCGGCGGGACCTGGCCTGGCTGGGCGGCGTCGGGGACGTTGGTGATCAGCGGGCAGCTCTACGACGTGGCGACCAGAGACAGCGATACCCAGCTGACGCTGACCCACACCTGGGCGCATGCCACCATCAGCGGCGACAGCTACAAGCTGGTGCAGTATAAATACGACCTGCCCGACGAGGCGATCCAGGTGGACAATCTCTTCTTCGGGAACAGCTGGCCGTGGGGGAAGAATCCGGTGGACCGGGCGACGCTGGAGTCGCTGATCGACAGCAATCAGACGGGTCAGGCCGGGGCGAACACCTGGGCTATCGGCAAGGGCGAGCTGTTGCTGTGGCCGTATCCCAGCGAGGCACGGCAGGTGCGGGTGCTCTACTGGAAGCGGCCGGCCACCCTGGTCAATGACAGCGATGAGGCCGATTGGGATCCGCAGCACCTGCAGCTCTTGCGTCGGGCAATCGATTACCAGGTGGCCCTGCGCGGGGAGACGGTCATGGGGTCGACCGAGCGGGCGCTGAACGTCTACCGGGTGGCCTTGGCCAACGCCATGCCGCGGGACAAGACTCCGGATACTTTCAACCCGCAGGCGCGGGACTTCGATGTCTACAACATCGATATTGCTAATAGAACGATTCAGACGAGCTGATGCGTAACTGGGATGGACTGCGACAGGACCTGGCCGATACGGGTGGTGATCACTTCACCGACCTGCGCGGGGTGTCGTGGCTGGTGGAAGGCGAGTTGCGCCGCCGTCCTGGGATGACCTACCTGACGGACACCGGCGGGGTGGCCCTGATCAGCTACCGGGCGCTAGATGGAACCGCCTTTGTGGTGGTGATCGACTCTGGCGGCAGCGTCGAGGAGGTGTCGCTATGACCCTCGGCACCATCGACGTGACCCAGAATCCGCTGCTGTCGGTCATCTCGCCGAGGCTCTACATCAGCAACGACCGGGATCCGCACAAGACCTGGAACGGCGTTTGGTCGACCTTTGAGAGCGCCGGCATCACGGCGCCCTCGGACACGATCGGGTCGCCGTCGACGGCGGCTGGTAACGTGACCGTGGGCGACCACCTGGTGCGGTACCGTTACCGGGACAGCACCAGTCCGCAGGGGCGCTATCGAAGCAACCCTTCCGGCGCCCTGACGGTGACCGTGAGCAGCTCGGCCAAGAAATTGACCTTTACGGTGACCGATGACGGCGGCGGTGGCGACATCATCCGCAGCGCGGATGCCAAGGTCGACACCATCGTGCTGGAGATGACCACGGCGGCAGGGACTGTCTACTATGTCGCGGCCGAGGTCGCCAATGATGCCAGCTCGGCCGTGGTGGACATCAGCGACACCGATCTGGCCAACCAGGATCTGACCAGCAGCTTTGGCGGTGATTTCGGGCATGAGGTGCCGCCCTTGGGGTCGGTCATGTTCACGGTGCGGGACTTCGCTTTCGTCTGTGCGCCTTACGTCTGGGACGTGACGGTCGACGTGACCAATGGGTCGGCCACGGTCGACGCCAACGGGGATAGCTTTGCCGATGGCTGGGATGGGCGGCTGTTTCGCCGCGCTGGAGACAGCGAGAGCTACCTGATCGACGCGGTGACCCAGGGCAGTCCGGATCAGCTGACGCTGGGAAAAGACTATGCCGGGGTCACTGGCACGGGTGTGGCGGCCAAGATATTCTCTTCGGATCCGAAGCGGATATTCTGGTCGGAGCAGTTCTATCCTGAGAGCTACAAGGCGGCCTCGCGGGCGCTGTCGGTCATGCATGATCATGATGACGTGGTGATCGGCGGCACCGATTACCTGGGGGATCCCTGGTTTTTCGGCCGGCGGACGATGCAGCGGCACGTCTTCTCGGCCGATCCGTCCGATGGAGAGACGGTGACCGTGGCCGGCAATATGGGGATCTTCAACCAGCGGTGTCTGGTGAAGCCGGATCAGGATTCGCTATTCGGGTTCGGCAGCAATGGCGTGTGGGCCGTGCTGGGCGGTCGGCCGCGTTGGATCAGCCGATCGGTTGATCGCCTGTGGCGCAGTCTGATTGACTACAGCGATGCCGTTAACATCCACGGGGTCTATGACCCGGACAGCCGCAGTCTGTTCTGGTTCTTCAAGGAGTCCGGGGTGACGGGCCAGAAGCGGGCCCTGAAGATGGACCTGAACCGGCGTCGGTGGTCGATCGATGAATGGCGCAATCCCATCCGCAGTTCGTCGCTGCTGGTGGACGGCAATGATCGGTTGCGGGCGTCGGTGTCTGATTCGACCAACGACCAGAGCTATTACCTCAGCGGCGAGAATGACGGCGTGCCGTCCAGCTCGACCGGCAGCTATACGGCTGACGCCGGAAGCAGCACCACGGTGACGCAGGTCACCGACAGCCTACCGACCGGCGGGGCCGGCAGCGATTTGCGTCAGCTGGTGATCTATCGCCCTGAGACCGACGAGGCGAAGGTGATCAGCAGCAATACGGCCGATGCCATCACGCACGCCGCATTCAGCACGGCGGTGGCGGCTGGCGAGTCGATCTATGTCGGGAGCATTCCGACCGTGGTCGAATCGTCCTGGTGGGTCGGGCGTAGCCAGGCGATGGACAAGCGGCCGAGTTACCTGCTGTTACTGATCGAACCCAGCTCGACGGTGTCGACCTTCAAGGTTCGTTTGTACAAGGAGTTCAGCTCCTCGGCCCACACCTGGACGCGCAGCAGTGGATACACGTCACCGGACGGCATCAGCTGGAACGACGGAGACACCTTCGCGACCCTCGAAATGGACCATCCTGGAGGACTGCTATCGGTGCCGTTGCCGGCCGATTGGGGCAAGGCCATCCGGTTCAAAATTGAAGTGAACGATCCGGCGGGGACGTTCAAGTTGTTGGACTATGCCTGGTCGAACAGCGAGAAGTGGCCGGGGGTGGGCGAATGAGTGGGATTCGCGCCTCAGCCTTCAATCTGTACTCCAACGATCGGGAGGACCAGCTGAGGCAGGAGGACATCAGCCAGGCAATCATGGACACCCTGGGGGATATGCAGTATGCGTATTCCATCTTGCGCGGTGACGTGGAGCGACTGGCGCACCGGGTAACGCCAGACGTGTCGGGCTTTCTGACCTCCGATGACATCAGCGACTTTGTCACGCAGGACGATACCGATTCCTTGTATCAGTCCGAGGACGTGACGCTGACGGCCTTGGCCGGTGTGGCGACTTCCGCCGATGAGGTGATCTATGCGACGGGGTCTGACGCCTTTGCTACCACTTCGTTGACCACATTCGGCAGGTCGTTGATCGATGACGCCAGCGCCTCGGATGCCAGGACCACCTTGGGACTGGGGCTGCTGGCCGTCAAGGATTCCATCAACAATGATGACTGGTCAGGAACCGATCTGGCAGTAGCCAACGGCGGAACCGGGGCATCGGTGGCCAGCAGCGCACGGGCGAACCTGGGACTGGCCTTCGACGATGACGTGCATTTTGCAGATGGGGAGTTCGACAACATCACCTCGATCAGGTGCGAGGTGGACGTTCTGGACGATTCCAGCGCTCCGCTTTTGGGAGGACACTTCCGATTCGATGATTCGGCCAACGAGTTTCCGTTTCTGGCTTACAATGCCGTTGATGACTTTGTCGTTGTTGGACGTGAGGATAACGTCATCAGCGGGCTGTTTATCGACTTCAATGCGACGGGGTACAGCGCGGCGTCTTCCGCTGGCGACTCGGTGACGGATGATGGCTTTCTGTTTCGCGACGACACCACCCTGGCGTTCAGCATCATGTCTGGCGGGACGGAGATTACGCGGCTGGATGAAGACAGCCTGATTATCGGCAATGATGAGAATACCATTTTTGACTGGGGGTCGAATGTCCTGGCCCTTACCAGAAAAGCCTCGGGCGGCGGCAAACTGTCTTTTGATACGACTGATTTATCCATCACCCTTGCCGAGTATGACTCTGGCAGTCAGAGCTTTGACGACCGTCTGCTGATCCGGTATGATACGTCTGCCAACACTGTGGAGTTCGACCAGTCCGAGGGCAGTGGGCAGATACACTTCCGAACCCGGGACAAGATCGAGTTTTTTAGCGGGATCAACGGCACCAATGAAGAGATGCAGATCACCGATGCCGGCGTCATTATTTGGGGCCCCGCCAGCCTTTGCGCTGACGGCACGTCCGAGACGCTCAAGTTCTTTAATGATGGCGGGTCTACCCAGCAAGACATAACGGGATCCACTGGCGGTAACGCGGCGCTGCAAAACCTCCTGGCGGCCCTGGACAATTACGGCCTCATCACGGATTCGACTACCTAAGGACACGACCATGGTACGACGAGCAATCGACAATCCACCACCCGCACCCAGTCAAAAGTTTGGCGGCGGCGGTGGAGGTGCGCCAGCGCCGCCGGGGCGCCAGCAAATCGGCGGCGGCGCTCAACCTATCCAGGCTCGCAGCTCTGGGCCGCAGCGCTCACAACAGCAGCCCAATCGTCAGCAGATGTTTGGGCCGCCGTCGCCGACGCCTGCGCCTGCCCAGCCGCAACCACAACCGCAGGGTGTTCCGCGTGGCTTCACGCCTGATCAGATCCAGGGTGTGATCAGCGAGCGCGTGGATCCGATTCAGGAGCAGATCCGAAGAGCCCGGCAGGAGCTTCAGCAGATCCGCGGTCGGGGGGCTGGCGGCATTGGCCTGGATGACTTGCGCTCGGCCGGGTTGGACATGTCAATCAATCGGCAGGACGCGAGGCAGCAGCTCGCCGACCGGCGCGTGGCCGCGCAGCAGCGGGCCATCAGGGACCTCGAACAGCGCGCCGAGGCGGCCAGACGACAGGGCCAGGAGGATGCGCAGGTCCGATCTGGTGTGGCCCAGCGTGAGGCCTTGCAAGATCGCATCATCGGAGGTGCCGAGGGGCGCGTGCAGGAGCTGCGCGAGGACCCGACCGATCAGCTGATCCTGGAGACCCTGCGCGGCCGGATCAGTGGCCAGGATGTCCCGTTTGATGACGCGACGGTCAACGCCCTGTTTTCGCAGGCGAGCGATCAATCGGCGTCGGCTGCCCAGGCTCAGCAAGGCCGGCTCCGGGGCCGACCGGGGGATGCGTCCTTTGAGTCGGCATCCAGGGAGATCATGGCGAATCGGCAGCTATCCAATCAACAGGCTCGGCAGAACATCGGCACCCAGCGGGCGTTGACCAACTTCGACGCGGTGACGCAGGCGTTGGGGCAGGGCGGCGCGTTCAACCAGGCGCGCAATGCGCAGATCACGGACGCGGAGCGCTTTCTGTCGCAAATGCTGTCGCAGATCACACCCTTTGTGCCGGATGACCCGACCTTTCAGGACTTCCTTGCCGCAGCCCAGCGGCGTGAAAGAGGTGCGTGATGCCTTTACGAGACAAAGACTTTGGTGGCGTGGCCTTGCCGGTCTTCGGGCCCCAACAGGGCATTGTGGACCCGCGCAGGCTAGCGGCCGATCAATCGAATCGGGACAGGGAGCGAATGCAGATGCAGCAGGCCCTGGCACTGGCTCAGATGCGGCAGGCTTCTAGCTTGCAGAACCAGCGGCTATCGGCACGGGAGCGTGTGCAGGGCACGCCCGAGAGCCGGGCGCAGGCCCTGCTCGGAGTACAGGGCGGCACCCAGCGGGACGTGCAGTCCGATCAGCTGATCAATCAGCAGCTGGTGCAGCGCTTGGTCAATCAAGGTCAGCTGGACGTGACGGATCGGTCGCAGGTCGGCGAGACCAGGCGCACCGGAATGCGTCAGGGTGGACTGAGCGAGCGCGAGCAGCTGCGTCAGTCGGGGGCCACGGAGCGGACGGAGCTGACCACCGAGCCGTCGCGGGCGCGGGCGTCGATCGATACCAGGCGCTTCGAGGCTGGCGAGCTGCCGCAGCTGCAGTTTCGCGGGGACATCATCAATCAGCTGCGGGAAGGCGCGGTCGGTGGCGAGGGCATCAATTCGGTGCTCAACGATCCCGACTTCAGCCGACAGGCCGTTGGCAGTCTACTGGGATTTCAGCCGAATGACCCGAACGCTGCGCAGGTGCAGGCCTTGCAGCAGTTGATCCCGTTGGCCCAGGGCGACCCGGCCGTCATGGCGGCGTTGATTCCGGCGCTGATGCAGGCGCAGGGGGTTGGTTCCGAAGTCGCGCAGCCCCTTGTTGAGCGTGCGGAGCGGGAGCAGCAGGACATCGAGCAGGCGGAGGCCGGCAACGATCGCCTGGTGCAGAGGGTCGAGCAGGATCCGCTGTTGAGCCCCATGCTCGACACGGCCAGAACTCCCGAAGAGCGCGAGCGCTTGATTCAGGCCCTTCTGGCCGAAAGGATTCAGGGAGTGACGCCTGAGAACCTTTCGGGCATTGTCGAAGGTGTTGGAGAGTTGACCGATGAAACCTCGCTGTCGGCTGGTGAGTCGATCGCGAGCGCGCTTTTCCCTCCTGCGGCGGTATTCAACGCGGTGCAAAACAGCAGCGCGGTGACGGGAGCCTCGCGAGAGCAGGTGACGGGGCTGGAGCAGAAGGCCGAGCGATTCCTGCGAGATGCGGCTTTCAAGAGCCCGCAAGAGGCGGTGCGGGCGCTGGAAACCATCAACGCGGCGATCGATGACAACGAGGGCTTCGGCGGGTCCGCAGAGGCTCAGCAGCTCAAGCTCAAGCTGCAGGTTTTGACGCAAGAGTTGCTCCAGCAAAGCCAGCCGAGGGCCGCGGCCGGCGCTAGGCGGGCCGGCCGGTAATGGTTCTGCCGGCGCTCGCTGCCCTGCCTCCGCTGGTCAAGCTGCTGCTTGGGACTGCCGCGGCCGGCACGGCCGTGGGCCTCGGGCGTGCAGCCACGGGCACACAGTTGCCGACCGATACGAGCCTGGATGAAGAGGAGCTGGAACGGGAGCGCGGTGCTTTTGGCAGTGTGGTCGACTTCCTGGCGCAGACCTCGCAGCCTGTGCTTAACACCTTTGGCGGTCGCTTTGGCTCGGCAGGGCGGCAGACGCTGGACTTGCTGGGTCAGGGGGTGGATGCGGTCTTGCCGGGCGATGTGATCCCGAGCTTTGTCAACCGTTCTGACTTCACCACGCCAACGGAATTGTTGACGGAGCCGTTTGGCGGTCGGCCGGAAGATGTGCCGGCGGTCCCTCGTTTTCTGCTGGACGTGGCCGGCGAGGTTGTGACTTCGCCGCTGTCGGCCATCAGCTTTGGCGGGGCGGGCGCCGCCACGCGGGTCGGTCGCGGTGTCGGAGCGGCCTCTGAGCTGGCCGAAGGGGCGACGAGTGCGCAGCTGCGGCAGCGGGCGGGAGCCTTTGGCCGGCAGATCAGCGACGAGGCCGCTGACGAGATCGATTCCGCAGCGCAGCTAGCTGGGCAGCAGGCGGCCGATCGGGCGCTGCCGCTGGAGCTTGAAAGCCAGCTGACCCGCGCAGCCCGTGACGAGCTGACCGGGACCCAGCGAACGGGTTTCCTTGGGCGGCTGCTGGGCGGAGCGACCGGGCAGAACGTGGAGCGATTCACCACCAAGAATCCCGAAGGCGCGCAGAAGTTCATCAATGACCTCATCAACCGCGCCGGGGGTGACGTGGATGAAGTCGGCCAGCTCATCAGTAGCGGCGGGGAGTTTGGCGAGATGTTCCGCCAAGGCGGCATCCGCTTCGGCAATCGTGAGCTGGTGCGCGAGGGCACCATCGGCCGGGCCCTGGGGCAGATCGGCGAAGGAACCATTGGGCCCGAGCGAACGGCAAAGATTCAGGAAGGGCTGGGGCGTGTCGGGCGTGGGCTGGCCGGGGCTACGGGGAACCTGTCCAGGCTCCTGCCGACTTCCATCCGCGGACTGGTCCAGCGTGGCGTGGCCAGGGGCAACAACACGATCACCAAGCAGACCGAAGAGGTGGCGCGCATCCTGGGCGATGTCGAACCACGGGCGCGTGAGCAGATAGCCGACATTTTTCTGAACGTCGGCAAGCGTAGCGAGGGCTCGCCCTTCGAGGTGTTGACGGATGTCCAGCCTGTCGAGGCCTTCACCACCGTGGACGACCAAGTGGACTTGCTGATGCGTCGCACGGATGAGCTGATCCAGAATCAGGGCGTGGCGCTGGAGCTGCCGGCCGACGTGCTGGAGCAAAAGTTTCGGGATATGGCCGAGCTGAATCGCGTGCAGTTCGATCAGGCCGTCCAAGAAGGAATCTTTGCACCGCCGCAGGTCTACACCAATATCCAGAACGGACAGCAGATTCCACAGGAAGAGCTGTTGAAGGCCTTTACGGGCACCAATCGGGTAAAGGATCGCGAGGTCCAGCGGCTGCTGGAACGGGTGGAGACCAAGCGTCAGCAGCTAGGGAAGAACGAGGCCAAGCTGGCCGAGCTGCGACGCGCTGGTGGACGGCGTGGCCGGGAGCGAGAGCTGGAGAAGGCCCGGCAGAACATTCTGGAAACTGGCGCTAGTATGGAGGACGCCCTGGAGGCCGCGCAGGCCGAGCTGTTCGAGACGCAGGCCTTTGGCGACTTTCTGACGGCTGAAGGGTTTCGCCTGACCCCGGTGGACACGGCGCGCATGGCGCCTCCGCTGTATCTGCAGCGGGTCTTTACCTTGGGCGAGGAAACGGCCAATGATCTGCAGAAGCTGCGGGGCAGGCCCAACTTTGCCCGCCGACGCAAGATCAGGGATGACGAGAAGCTGGCCGACTTCCTCAATCAGGGCGATGTGCAGATCGAGCGGGATCCGCTCAAGATCATGCTTAATCGTGCCCAGCAGCAGGGTCGGGCCGTGACGCGAGCCGGCATAGTGCGCAGCATCGTGGGTGACGAGGCCGTGCTGGGTCAGCAAACTGAGGAAGTGGTCTCCACCACGCTGGACAATCTGGCGAAAGATTATCCGGATGTGGCGGCGGCCTTGCGTCAGAAGACCGAGCCGCTGCGGCCTCGCGGTCCGATCCTGTCGGCGCTGAACAAGGCGAATAGATTCTGGAAGCCCGGCGTCCTGTACGGTCTGGGCATTCCCCGGGTGGCGGCGTTCAGCAAGAACCGCGTTGGCGCGATCTTTCAGGAGCTGACGACGCCGGGGACTGAGGTCAACGTCAGTCGATTGGTGTCGGACCTCAAGGACACCTTCGTCACTGGCATGAACAAAGGCCTGGGCACCAAGATCGGCCGTGATGACCTGGGCAAAGCCTTGGACTCATTGGACGCGGCCTTCCGGGCTCCCGGCGGCGGGGTCGAGTCGGCCAAGGCCTTCTTGCGCACCAATGTCAAGGACTCGCGACTCGCCCGGCACCTGAGCGAGGCGATGGACCAGGGCATACTGGACGGCTTCGTGGACACCGAGCAGTTGCTGCGCACCTGGGCCCGAACACCTGGGGCCCGTCGCTGGCAGGACTTCTTGGATATGCCTTCGGCGATGTTCCAGAACGTCGAGCACCGCATGCGCGTCGGTCAGTTCCTCGACCTCCGCCGGCAAGGGGTGTCGCCCGAGCGGGCCGGACAGTTGGTGCAGGACGCTTACCTGGATTATACCGTGGCCGGCGTCGGGGACCGCACCTTGCGCGACCTGGTGCCGTTCGTCGCTTTCATTACGAGGTCCATCCCTCAGCAGGCTTCGGGACTCGCGCAGCGCGGCGTGTTGCGTCAGTCCTTGGCCAGCGTCTTCTCGCCCGAGGCCGGCGGGCAGGGTACGGTGCTGCCGCCCTTCCTCGCCAACCAGGCTTCGGTGGACCTGGGTATCGATGACGCCGAGGGCAATCCGCTGGTGCTGGGCGGACTGGGCATACCGGCCGAAACCCTGCGTTTCGTGCCTGCGACCACCAGTCCCTTCGAGCTGGGCAATGTGGCGCGGGACGTGGTGGCCAGCACGCAGCCGTTGGTCAAGACCGGCTTCACCTTCACCTCGGGCCGGGACCCGTTCTTCGACAGCAAGCCACTGTCCTTCGACCGCACGCCATTCGTGGCGCAGGCCCTTGGGGCCCCTGAGCGCAGCGAGTTCGGTCGCGCCTTCCAGTTCGGCCGGCAGCTGGGTGTGACCGCCCCGGTCGAGGGCCTCCTGGGTCAGGCGGAGAAGATCGCCGACCCGCGCAAGGGGCCCGGCGTGAAGCTGCTGAACCTGCTGACCGGCACCAGCGCCGTCAGCGTGGATGAGGACCGAGCTGTGCAGCAGGTGCTGGAAGAGCGGTTGGCTCGGGATCCGCGGGTGCGCAGCGTCGAAACGCTCTTCGCCACGTCGACGGATCCCGAGACGCAGCGCTTGCTGGAGCAGCTGCAGGCGACGCGGACCCGGATCAGGGCTCGTCGTGCATCGTCCGGAGAATGATGCCGGCTGTCTTGCGCACCTCTGGATCAGGGTGATACAGCCTCATGTAGCGCCATTTCTGCTGCTCTGACATATAGTCCGGCGGGGGCACATACTCCCGCCGGGCCCGGAGGACAGCATCCCGGGCAGAGCGCAGTTCCCTTAGCATCTGGGCCCCAAGCACCAGGGACACCAGAAGCAGGACGCTGAGGATCACCGTGGAGATGATCCAAGGGGCCCTGGGTTTTTCGCGGGAATCTTCGGACTGGCTCATGGCGCGCCTCCGCAGGGTATAATAGGGAATCCAAGTACCAAGGCAAGGATGAGCCAGGAAGAGGCTAGGCTTGTAGGGCCGCAAACGGGGTCGCCATGTCCCGCGCTTGTGTCTCGCACGGGACAGGATATGCTGCAAAACATCAGCCCTGGACAGGGCTTGGAGACAGAGGCGGGGACGCTCGACGCTATAATGGGAGTATTGCGCGAGTAGAGGCCAGTAGAGCTGGCGTTGTAAGTCCCTGGCGGAAGGGCGCCGAGTCGCGCCTAGATTCGCAATTCTGATGTCTTCATGACGTGTCCCGGGCGGGTAGAACGCACCCATGTCCTGGGCTTTGTCCCGGGCAACACTCAAGGAGGACAGCATCATGCGCACCAAGAAGCGGCACCTGTACCAGCAGGACGGAATCATCATCGACCAGGTGGCCACGGGCTATCACGCCAGGGTCCGGGTGCCGGGCCAGGCGACCTACCGGAAGCGGACCTTCCGCCTGTTCGAGGCGGCCCTGGAATGGGCCAAGGGGCGGCAGGAATCGCTCGACGTGGGCGGGCCGGTGTCGGCATCCCTCGGGGAGGTGGCCAAGGCCTTCCTGCGGCAGATGGAGGCCCGCCAATGCACATCAGCGAGCAAGGCCCGGGTCGTGCGGACGGCCAAGCGGGCCATTGCCGCGGGTATCCGGGACCTGGAGGCGGATGGCGTCGCCAAACAGGCCCAGGAATGGATAGAGGGCCTCACCAGCGCATCCACGGGCCGGCCTTTGGACCCGAAGTCGCGCAACATCTACGCCGTCACGCTGCGCTCGCTGGGCCGGTTGGCGGTGCAGGAGCGGATGATCCGCCGTAGTCCCTTCGAGCGACTGCGCCTGGTGCCGGTGGACGAGTCCAGCCCCGGGGTCTATCGGCTGTTTGACCTGCGCCGGGCGGCCGGGGATCGGTACGCCGGGACGCCTGGCTGGTGGGACTTCGTCTGGATCCTCTACACGGGGCTGCGGGTGACGACGGCGGCGCAGGCTAAGTGGTCCTGGGTCCACCTGGATGAGGAGGTGTTGCATGTGCCGGCCGGATGCCTCAAGGGGCGGCAGGGCCGGCGGCGGGATTTGATCGTGGACCTGCAGCCCGAGCTGGTGGACTTGCTGAAAATGCGCCAAGAGCAGCGGGACCCCAGCCCGGAGGACAGCATCCTGGATCCGGTCACCTTCAGCCGGGCCAGGGATCAGGTGACGCGGCGGGTGCGGAACTTCCTGGACGCCATCGGGATCGATCCGCCCGATCATCGCCTGGTGCATGCCCTGCGGCACACGCACGCCTGTCTGCTGGCGGCCAGCGGGGCCGATAGCTGGGACGTGCAGGACGCCCTGGGGCACCGGACCAGCAAGATGAGCCACCACTATGCCCAGCTGCGCCGCCTCTACCGCAAGGAGGTGCGGCAAGAGGGGTGGCCGCCCGGGGTCATATGTTTGCGCAGCCTGCCCGCGGCCGAGGACGAGGACTTGGTGGTCCTGGAGGGATGATGAAAACCCCCTCTTAGATGTCAAAAACTTCCACTTGAATTGCGGGAGGGGCCATTCTAGGCTCCTCCCCGTTTTATCTGGGAGGACCTATTACATGTTGTTTGCTGATGCTTGGCAGGCTTTGTTCGTCGCGGGGGTCAACCTGCGGACAGCCTGCCGATCCAATTATTTGCTGGACTTCGAGCGGCGGATGGATCTGGACTTGGCCTTACTGCGTGAAGCCGTGGACGGCATCTCAGGTCACGGGCGCAGGTGCAGGCAAGGCGGCGTGGAGCTGTCGCAGCAGCTCCGCCTGCCGAGCGCTGAGCGAACGTAGGCGGCTGACCTCAGCCCGTAATCGTGCCAATTCCTGGGTCGGCTCATCGCCCGATCCTGCAGGGGGGACTGTATGCAATTTCATCAGCTCGGACAGTTCAGCGGACAGCCGCTGTTGCAGGCGGCGGCGGGCCAGCCACTTGGCCTGCAGCTCTGGACTGGCGTCCAGCAGGTGGAGCAGCTCGCGCAGGTACTCCGCCCGAGTGCCCTCCAGGCGCAGGGCGCGGATCCAGTCATCGATGCGGCGCAGTGGCACGGATCTGACCGAGCGGCCCTCCCCCAGGACCGCGGAGACAGGGCCGTGGTTGGCGTAGCCCAGCCGAGCGGCGAAGTCACGCAACGACCAGTCGCGGCGTCCCAGCTCGCGGAGGATAAATGAACGTAACTCCTGACGTACCATTGTGCGGGCATTATCTGGAGGTGTCCCGCATGTGACAAGTCAAAAAAAACGTGGACGTAAAGGGTTTTGTGTCACAATCGGGACGCGACACCAAACGTGCCACACGTTAATACATTAACTTGACCGTCACAGATGGTCATGCGCTCGCCCCTGACGGAGGTGAGACGGGAGGACTCTAACGTGTGTGGTTCCAAAACTGTACCAGGAGACGCCATGCAACTGAAGACCGCCATAGAGCGCCGGTTCCGACAGAGCAAACGCAGCGGCGGCGGTGGGCTGCGGGCCCAGGCTCAGCTGCTGGACGTGAGCCGCAGTACGCTGCACCGCTGGATGGAGGGGAAGGCGCTGCCGATACGCCGCGGTGATCTGCGCCGGTTGTCGGCTTGGTTGGGCGTGTCGGTCGAGGACGTGCAGGCCATGGTGACCGATCAAAAGAAGGAGGCTTCCAATGGCTGATCAGTTCATCGACCAGCTGGCCGAGGCCCTGGTCCCCCGGCTGGTCGAGCGGCTGGCGCCCAAGATCGCCGGCTACCTGAGCGACAACGAGAAAGACGAGTGTCAGATCATATCGCCCAACGAGGCACGGAAGATGGCGCATTGCAGCAGCAACACCGTCTACGACGCCGTGAAGTCCGGAGAGCTGAAGGCCATTCGCGACGGCACTCGCTGGAAGGTGCGGGTCAGTGACGTGCGGGAGTGGATTCAGCGCCGTTGGGAGCTGAAGAATCAGGAGGCCCATGGTGGATGATCGACTGACCCACAGCCAGCGACTGTGTTTCATGAGCTGCCCGCAGATGCATGAGCATCGCTATGTCAGCCTGATCCGGCCAGCCGAGGACGGCAAGGCCCTGCGGATGGGCTCCGCCTTCCACGCGGCCCAGGAGGCGGTCAACCAGCGCCATCCCATGACATCTGTCTCTATCTGGGAGCTGGCCGGTCGGGAAATCGATCGGGTCTATAAATCGCTGGAGATGGAGGGACGCGACTACGCCTATGAAATCGCCCAGGTACGGGCCATGGTGCGGGGCTACGTGGAGCGCTGGCAGGATCAGCCGTGGGAGTTCGTCGCTGCCGAGCAGCGGCTGGAAGGGCCGATCATCAACCCCGCGTCGGGTCGGCCCATGCGGGCGATGCGTAACGCCGGGAAGGCGGATGGCATCATCCGATGGGACGGCGATCGCTTGGCGCTGCTGGAATACAAGACGACCAGCGAAGACTTGGCGGCCGATTCCTTTCTGTGGGAGCATTACGGCCTGTCCTCGCAGCCGCTGTCCTACCTGTCGATGGCCAGGCATGCCGGCTGGGACGTGACGGCCGTGGTCTACGACGTGACCCGCAAGCCGCTCCTGCGGCCGAGGCAGATCCCCATCCTGGACGATGAGGGGCACAAGGTGGTCGTGGACGCTGAGGGGGGGCGGGTCTATCTGAACAGCGGCAAGCCCCGCCAGGCGGCAGACAGCCAGAAGGGTTGGACGGTCCTGTCCGAGACTGAAACGCCGCACGAATACGAGGAGCGCATCGCCGAGGACATGCGGGATCGACCAGAGCATTATTTTGCCCGGCGCCAGATCCCGGTGCTCAGCCAGGACCAGGCCGGGGCGGCCTATGACACCTGGGCCATCGCCAAAAATATCATGGCCGCCCGTGCCGACAGTCGGTGGCCGAAGAACACCAACCACTGCACGGCTTACGGCCGCTGCCCCTACCTGCCGCTTTGCCTGGCCAACTGGCAGGAAGGTGACCCGCTGCCAGAGAACTTTTACCGATCCACCACGGCCCACCCGGAGCTTGACCATGCCTAGTCCATTCGACACCGCGACCGCTGACACGACTACCGTGTCGGTGCCCACCTTCCAGACCCTCAAGCCGGGCGACGTGAAGTTGTCCAGCATAGCCTGTCTCTACGGCCCCAGCGGTGTCGGCAAGACCAGCGCCCTGGCCCACATTCCCGGGGTCGCCATGGTGCTGCCCAGTGGCGAGCTGGGCTATCAGACGCTGCTCAAGCGCAGCCTGGTCCCCTCGGTGCCGTTCGTGCAGGTCGATCGATGGGAGCAGCTGCGCGAGCTGACCCTGCAGTTGTCCCGGGATTGCTCGGCCAAGGTCCTGGTCTTCGACTCACTGACGCCGATCGAGCGCATGTGTCACGAACATGTGTGCCGGAGGGAGTATCGCGGTGAATGGGGCGAGAAGGGATTCGGCGCCTTTAAGCGCGGTTACGATGTCAGCGTCCCCGAGTGGCGGCTGTGGCTCAGCGATCTGGAGCGCATCCGCGTGGATCAACGTGTCCCCATCATCCTGGTCGGCCACTCGGAGATCAGGACCGTCAGCAATCCGATGGGTGATAATTACGATCAGGTTGTGCCGTCGCTGCACTTCAAAACGTGGGCGGCGACCCGCGGCGAGATGGATCATGTCCTCTACTACACCTACCTGACCGTGCTGGATGACCAGCGACGGGGCGGGCCCAAGGGTGTGGGTGGCCAGCAGCGGGTGATCTATACCAAGTACAACGACGCTTACGACGCGAAAAACAGAGCCGGCATGCCCGAGGTCCTCGATGTTCCCGACGATCCTGCGCAGGTGTGGCCGGTCATCCAGAACGCCATGAAGGGAGGCGAATCGAAATGAGACAAATGCCAGAGGGGGATTATCAAGGCCACGTCATTCGGCGAGCCGAAGCGGGCCGGCTGAAGAACGAGCGCAAGACACCCTATATCGACGTGTTCGTGGATCTGTCGGCCTACCGCCACAAGGGCAACTGGGTGGCCGTCCCCGAGGACGGGTCTCGGCAACGGGTGCGGCTCTTTCTGAGCGAGAAGGCCTTTCCCTACACCGTGCAGAAGCTCAACGGCCTGGGCTTTAACGGAAACTTCGACAGCCCCGAGCTGGAGTGCAGCGACCTGGTCGATCTGGTGTGCAGAAAGGACCGCGGTGGGTACGTGTCATTCGACTTCCCGAAGCTCGAGTCCGGCACCGAGCCACTGGACCGGACCACGGCCCAGCGATTGGCCGCACGCTATCGGCAGACCGGCGGACGACCCGCGTCCTCCGACCGGCCCCAAACGCAACCGGAGGAGGCGCCGGTCCAGTCGCCGACTCCCCAGCCCCCGGAGCCTCAGCCTGATGATGATGACCAGCCGGTATTTTGACATCGCCCCCTATCGCCGAGGCGATGGGTACTACGTCCTGGAACTGATCGAAGATCACCTGCGCTACGGGGCCCTGGCCTACGACAGCAGCCACTGGCTGGCGAGCGAGGGCGACCGCGTGCCGGTGGTCTATCGCAAGGAGCTTAAGAAAAAACCTGAGCCAGACGTGCGCCTGCTGCGCCTGGAGGGCTGGCGCGCCATCGAGCAGGGCATGGTGACCGAGCGCCAGAAGGAATTGCTGCGGGAGTTCCAAGTAGCGTGGGCCCAACACTGGGATTTCGTGGACCACATACGAGCCCCGGACGGCGAGGACCTCAGTCTATGAGGGGTGTTTGCATCGGGATCGACCCCGGGCGCAAGGGCGGGTGCGCCATTGTGATCGATGACCGCATAGTGGCCAGGAATCTGCCCTATGACGGCAAGGTGCTCGACATCACAGACCTGCGCGACTGGATCGAAAGGGTGCGGGTGTATCGGCCGGTAAAGCTGGTGGCCATTGAGAGGCAAAGCGCGTTCCGCATGGGGGTCGCCTCAGCGATGAACTATGGGCGGTCCCTGGGACGGCTGGACGCGATGGCTGCCCTGTCCGGGTGGCCGGTCTTCACGCCGAGCGCTGTGGCCTGGCAGCGTGCGATCCTCGGCAAGTCGACCAAGGATAAGACGGTGGCGATAGCGCACGTCAAACAGCGCTGGCCAACGGTCGAGTGGCCTGCCCAGAAGGCGCTGCTGGACGGCATCGGTGACGCGGCGTGCCTGGCGGAATACGCCTGGAGGAGGATGCAATGATCGACAGAGCTATGGCCGGGCTTTCTGTGGTGGTGGGATCCGTGTCGTTCTTGCCGTCGTTTGTGATAGCCTGCCTGTGCCAGGGCACCAAGGCCGGGGTCGAATATGGCATGCGCCTGACAGGGTCCGAGCGCTCGGCCGAGGCTGAGCGACTGGCCAAGATCAGATCGATCATGACCAGGGCCAGCCTAGCCGCAAACATGTCCGATGACCGGCGCATCAAGCAACTGCGGGAGGTGCTCAGTGAGCGCGAGCTGCAGGAAATCTATCGGCTGGCACAGGATCCCAGCAATCAAGTTGCGTTCTGAACCGCAAAAATAAAACCCCCTCCCGTTGCCAGGAGGGGGTCCCTTAGCACACAAGGAGACACTCCATGTGTGAAACCAGTATAGGCGTCAGCCTGGGCCGGCAAGAACTCCCGCGCTAGGGTTCGGCATCCTCCAGGGCATAGATCAAGTCCTCCATTTCGTTGAGGCTGGCGACCTGGGCCGGGTTGCCGTCTTGCCGAAGACGGCGCCGATAGTCGCGGCTGATGGTGCGCCACACCTGTACGATCCGGCTCGTTGTGTCTGCTGGCTGCGGCGTTTGTACCACCTGGGGCCGCGGTTCAGGCACCGGCTCCGGAGCCGGTGCCGGGGCCGCCTCTGGCGCGACATCGGCGGCGGGGCGCCGGGTCAGCCGCTTGCCTGGTATCCTGCCCAGCTGCTCTTCGCTGAGATTTGCGAAGGCCCATGACAGCCAGTCATCGCAGGACTGGAAGACGCAATCAGGGGTCGGAAGGGTCGTGTCGAACTTGCGGCTATTGATCCCGAGGCGCACGGACCGTTGCTGAGCACTGCGAAAGCCGAGGCCCAGGGCCTTGTCGATCACTCCGCGGGGAAATCCGACACTGATCATGTCCTTAAGGATTTCGGTTTGCCATTCGGTCCACCTCATTCGTGGGGAGCGCCCGTTGAGTTTTCGCGGTTCCCGAGGTTCTTTGGTGCGCTTCGGCTTGGCGTTCGCTGACGCCGGGAGTGCCGGTGGCTCGTCGCCAGCGAGGAACGCCTGCAGGACTCGCCGGTCCTGGATGGGGCCCGTGACTCGCGGGGCCCCCTTGCGCAGCTTCCCCTTTGGCACCCCCTCTTTGTTTTTCGCCATCCGGCTCATCCGACAGTTGACTGATGATCGGCTGCGCTGCACAGCCATGGCGATGTCATCAGTCGAATACCCTCGACTGCGCAGAGCCTTGGCGACCTCGATGTCGAATGGCCTCCATTTGTCCGTCATCTGCATGTCCTCCTGCGTCAACGGTTCTGGTCGGAGCCCGATCAAACACCGGGCCCAGTTGCGCGTCATCACCCAGCCCTGAGCCGGGTCTACTCGCATGAAAAAGTCCTTGAGCCGTCCCATCTGATAGCCGGCCGGCTCTGACCCTTGCAGGTCCTCGGCCAGGTCGTGGCACAGGCGCCGCAGTTCGTCGCAGCTGTGGCCCCAGTGGTAGCAGTCCTGGAATAGGGACAGACTGCGGATGGTGGCCGGCTCTTGCCAGGGGTCGCCGCAGTTCGCTAAGACCTTATGCACCAAGCCCTTATCCGTTCGCGGGTCCGCCTCTGCACAATAGAGCCAGGCCCAGCCCCTGGTGGGCAGTGCCCCCAGAGGCTGGGCCTTTGCTCGGCGCCAGGTGCCTGGCCAGTCCATCGCTACTAACGTGTCTTGCACGACTCAACTCCCAAAAGGGAGTGAGACTATCCGTCACGTTTGGGACGCGCAAGGCCTTTCTTTTGTGTGTGCCTTGGGCCGCAGACGCATGGCCCAACGGACCCGGGCAGCCGCGGCTCGGATTCGATCACTGCGTCGCATGGCTTCCCCTCCTCCGGGCTTCCAGGTCCAGACAGGCCTGGTCGATTACTTCTGGAGGGTAGATGTCGGATATATCAGAATACCGGACACGCTTATTGATGCTGGACAGGTAGAGGCCGCAGCCCACCAGGACCAGGTCACGGGACGGCCGCGGTTCGCGGTCCAGCCCGTGGTCCAGCATCCATGCGACCAACTCGCTGGCGGTGGCCTGGATGTCATTCATGGCTCGCCGCCTTCCTGGGCCTTGATGACGGACCGGGACAGGTCCGACAGTGAGCCGGTCTCACTGCTGACCCAGTCCAGCCGGTCAGTCAGCGCATCGGGGAGGCGGTAGAGTCGGGCGAGTCGACAGGCCTTTGTGGCCGCGTCGTGGCTTGCGATCAGCAAGCCTATGATTTCGCCGCGCTTTCGGTCTTTGCTCATTGTGATTTCCTTGCGTGCTAGGGTTTGGTGAAACATAACGCCGACGATCCCCCTGTAAAGGGGCGCCGTCGCTAGACCGACGCGACGGATTCAGCGTCGCGCCGGATTTCTTCGGCCAGGTCCCGGATTTCCTCGGCGGTGATCCTGGCGACCTCGATGGATTGTCGGGTCGCATCGATGGACAGCAGGTGCAGCCGCCGGGACTTCCGGGCTATGGCCACCAGCAGGTGGTTGGTGATGTCATCTGATTGCATTGGATCCCCTTTCGTGGGTGTGGTGGATTTAGCGTCGGCTGCCGCGGTCGATGATTTCCACCAGCTGCGGTAGCGGTCCCTCGGGCCGGATGGCGGTGGAGACCAGGAAGTCGAGGCGAGTGCGTCGCTCCCCGCCAGCGACCGGAACGCGGGCGGTCCGGTACTGCTCCAGGCCGTTGCGCTGGGTCCGATGATGCCGGGCGGTGGCGCAATGCTCGGCCAGCTCGCCTTCGGCTCGACCCCAGATCGGGCCGCCGTCGTCATCCGGCCAGCCACAGATGGCTAGGTATTGGCGCACGGCGCGGGCCGTGAGGTACCAGCGATAGCGGGTCATGTTATGATGTCTCCTGCCCGTGTGGGCGTGTGTGGGTCATGTTATGATGTCTCCTGCCCCGGTCAGGGGCGCTGTGGGCCGGTCAGGCCCGGTGGTGCCCCGGTCGGGGGCGGTGAGGTGGTGGTGGTACTGCCTCGCCCCCGGCGCCACCACAGCACCAGGGGGTCATCAGCAGGCCGGCCGGGCCGGCGGTGTCCGCCGCCTACGGGTGGTTCAGCGGACGCTATCGCGCCGCTGATCGTTGACGTTACTGACTTATCTTATGACCAGACCGCCATCGAGGGCCTCGACCCGGCCGCCGGCGTAGGCCTCGACCCGGCCGCCGGCGTAGGCCACGACCCGGCCGTCGTCGTAGGCCTCGACCCGGCCGCCGGCGTAGGCCGCGACCAGGCCGCCGGCGTGGGCCAGGACCCAGCCGTCGTCGTAGGCCTCGACCCGGCCGTCGGCGCGGGCCACGACCTGGCCGCCGTCGCGGGCCGCGACTAGGCCGCCGTCGCGGGCCGCGACCAGGCCGCCGTCGCGGGCCTCGACCGAGCCGCCGTCGCGGGCCGCGACTAGGCCGCCGTCGCGGGCCGCGACCAGGCCGCCGTCGCGGGCCTCGACCAGGCCACCGCCGCGGGCCGCGACCAGGCCGCCGTCGCGGGCCTCGACCGAGCCGCCGGCGTGGGCCTCGACCAGGCCGCCGTCGCGGGCCTCGACCGAGCCGCCGGCGTGGGCCTCGACCAGGCCGCCGTCGCGGGCCTCGACCCGGCCGCCGTCGCGGGCCTCGACCGAGCCGCCGTCGCAGGCCGCGACCGAGCCGCCGTCGCTGACCTCGACCCGGCCGGCGACCACGACGTGGCCGGTGACCACGACGTGCTCTGTGATCGTATCACCGAGTGCGTCCCACTCGGCCTGTGTGGTGATGATCTTCATGGCTTTTGCTCCTGTTCGGGGTATCTGAGGCCCTGGGCTCCCCCGCCGGGGCTCTCACCCCCCGGCGGGATCGTCGCGCGCAGGCACTCCGTGCAGGCCACCCGTGCGGAGACGGGCAGCGGGTGGGGGTCAGGCTCGGCGGATCACGTAGGATGGGACGTAGATCGGCACCACGGCGTCCTCGCCGACGACGTCGCAGGAACCGGAGAAAGCCATGCGGCTCCCATCGGTGAACTCGATCCACTGGATGTCCTGCTCCTGGCCGCCGGCGTAATTCTTGCGGGTTTCGGTCTGGACGGCGGAGATGGTTTTGCCGACTACCCATCGGGATTGGAAGCCCATGGTCGTGTCTCCTGTACTAGGCCCTGAGTGGGCCGGTGGTGCCCCGGTCAGGGGCGGGGTGGTGGTGGTGGCTCGTCTGGCCAGGGCGCGGGCGGGGACTCCGGTCCCCGCCCTGGTCCTGGTCAGCGAGTGGTCAGGACCCGGTAGACCCTCTCCGAGACCCCACCGGCGTCGACGCCGAGCGGCAGCCGCAGCACGCGACCCAGTCGCACGTCGCCGTCGCGGTCGATCTCGACGTCCTGGTCGTCCCGCTCGTCCTCGGTGGCCGGGCGGTACAGGGTCACCCACTCGGGGGTCTGCTCCTCCACGGTCACGTCCTGGACGTCGATCCCCAGGCCCTCCGCCACCTGCGCGCGCAGGTGGTCGACCTGCGCCCGGACCTGCGCCCGCACCCGCACGGCGTCGGCGGGCAGGCAGTCGGCGTCGGTATCCGACATGGTGCCGGTGTGCTCGGGCATATCGCCGCCCGGCAGGTCGTCGGCGGCGTCCCGGATGGAGCCGGTCACGACCGCGACGGGCTCGCGCTCGCACAGCTCACCGGCCTCCCACGCCTCGACGCAGTCGGGCAGGTGCCGGGCGACGACCGCCGCCAGGGTGGCGCGACGGCGCTCGGCCTGCTCGGCCTGCTCGGCCTTGCGCTCGGCGCGGCGGGCCTCGATCTGCCGCTCCTCCTCGGCGCGGCGGGCCTCGACCTGCGTGCGCAGGTCGTCGGGGAGCAGGTAGGCGTGCCGCACGCGGTCGAAGGCCACCTCGCCCGCCAGGTAGCGACGCGCCGACGCCTCGGCGTCGGCCGTCGCCTCGGCGAGCGCCTCCGCGACGCGGCGCTGCTCCTCCGCCTCGATAGCGGCGACGTCGGGGCGCAGGTGCTCCAGGGCGAGCTGCGTCGCCTCGTCCGGCGTCAGGGGCGCGTCGAGCGGATCCAGTCGGCCGGTATTTTTCGCCCCGCTGAGCGCACCGGTACCGTCTCGGTCGGTGACCGCGTTCGCGTAGGCCTTCCGCGGCGCGCGGACCAACTGATGCAGATCGATCGACGCTCCCCCGCCCGAGGAGATCTCGGCCAGCTGGAGCAAATCCGCCGTGGCGGGCACGTCGACGTGCTGCCCGCAGCTGCCGTCCTGCCCCGCCAGCAGGGCGGCGCGCTGGCCGTCCTGGGATAGGGTGTAGTGGATGCGCACGGTGGCGCTGGTGGTGGTCTCGGTGCTCATGGTAGGTGTCTCCTGCCCCGGTCAGGGGCGCTGTGGGCCGGTCGGGCCCTGGTGGTGCCCCGGTCAGGGGCGGGTGGTGGTGGTGGCTGTCTGGCCAGGGCGCGGGCGGGGACTCCGGTCCCCGCCCTGGTCCGGGTCAGGCGCCGTCGATGTGGTCGCGCAGCACTTGGCCGGCGCGGCCCGCATCCCCCACGGGGATGCGCTCGTGGACGGTGCCGTCAGGCATCGCCACCTCGTAGTGGTCCCCGCGGCGGGTGAGCACTGACATGATGTGCCCTCGAGACACGCCCCCATGGCGCAGGGTCCCGACGAACCCGCGGAAGTCTTCGGGGCGGATGTGGTAGATTTTGCGCATGATGCTGTCTCCTAGGTGTGGCCCTGAGTGGGCCGGGTCGTGGGGTGGTGGGAGTCGGCTTTACGCCGCCGACTCAGGGGCGCGGGCGCCGGGGTGAGCGGCGCCCTGGGCCGGGTCATCCAGGCGTCAGCGGTCTGTGCTGCGGCAGATCCGGCGGAGAGCTGAGACGCTGCTCACCAGGACCCCGTCTACCTCGACCCCGGCATCCGCACCGTCGCGAGCCAGACGCTCCATCGCGACCTGTCGCGTGATGGAATACCGTATACCGGACAGTCGCAGCACGGTGTAGGTATGTCGCATCTCACACGTCGAGCAGGGCCAGACGGGCCCCGATCGACCCGAGGTAGGCGCGCAGGATCGCGGGGTCTACCGCATCAGAGTCGACGTGCTCGCTCAGCGCGTGCAGATCCCGCCGAGCGGTCCGGAGAAGCTCTTCGGGGCTGAGGTCGCCGAGAGTGCGGGTGCGGGCGCGGGTGCTCATGTTGTCGTTGGTGGTGGTGCGCATGATGCTGTCTCCTAGGTGTGGCCCTGAGTGGGCCGGTGATGCCCCGGTCGGGGGCGGGTGGTGGTGGTGGCTGTCTGGCCAGGGCGCGGGCGGGGACTCCGGTCCCCGCCCTGGTCCTGGTCAGCGGGTGGCCAGGACCCGGTAGACGGTCTCCGCGAATGGCCCCATGGTGTCCAGCGCGTAGCGCGCTCGCTGCGGCGACATGCGCGGCGACGTGTCGGGATTGAATCGCATGGCTACACCCTCCATCCGACTTCCTCGCCGCCCATGGTGTTATACCGGCCGGATGCCAGCAGCAGCCCGACCGGATAGCCGCGCGGATCCCGGTTGAAAGTTAAGCCCTTGATGGCATTGTCGCCCAGCCAGGGCTGGGCGATGTTGACCAAGGCCTCCCGGATGCCGTCTTCCAGGGCCCCCTCCGGGTCCACGGTTTGCCACTCCTCGCAAGAGCAGGCGGCTTCATTTATTCGATGGAGGGTCTCCACAGTCCAGAGGAAATCGAGACACCGGTTTGTGCCGGGAATCGCGCCTTCCGATTCGAGGACTTCGGCCAGCTCCTTTGCCCTGGCCTTGATTCCACTGGCCTTGCGCTCCTTGTCGTGATCGAGCCCGGCAGCCCGCAAGACGCGAGTTACCTTGGTGTAGGTGCCGCGCTGGTCGCCCGGCTTGATAGCGTTATGGTGCATGTTTTCTCCTTCAGTGTGCTAGGGTTAATTATTAGAACGGGTTGTCCCAGTGATAAGCCCGCGGGTGTCCGTCTTTGGCCAGGCTGTCGGTCCAGTCGTTCCAGGCCTCCCGCATGGCGATGACATCGCCGCGTCCGTATTTCTGGCGGACAAGCGGGGCGATTTCCTCGCGAAAGTATTTCAGGGCTTCTCTCTTGGTCATGTGTCGCATGACTCCCTCCTTCAGTGTGCTAGGGTTAATTATTAACAGGGACAACAACCGTTGTCCTGTAGCTGCCTTTGTGAAGGCGAAAGGCGCGGAAAAGCCGGCCATTGCGTATGGTGGAGAAGCACAGTCGCCATCCTTGGGCCAGCGCTTCTTGTTCCGTGGTTGGCATGGGATGCCCTCCTTTGTGCATGGTGTGCTAAGGTTTCGTTGAGGCTTGGCAGCCATAGGGCCCCCGTGATCCACGGGAGCCGAATGGCCGTCATCGCAAGGTGTTGTCTTGGCATTGGTCCGCAAGCCATTGCACCTCGCGTGCCAAGCCATCCAGTTCCGACGCTCGTTGAAGGCGCATATGCGCCCCTTCCTGGTCGGCATCCGATCGAAGGCACCTTGCGGCATCTTCGAGCTGCTCGCGTGTGATCGGTTGGGCCTTTACCCCCTTGCTAATGGCAAGCATACGTGAGCCGACCGAATATACGGGGCACGATTGGCCGTTGTGCCAGTCGAGTAGGGCTAGGGCTAGTCGTTTGTCGTTCATCATGATCGATTCCTCTGTGTGCTAGGGTTGTGTGTTATTTATTGGCAATGTAGCGCAGCACGCTACGCATTGCAGTTGGCCGCGCTTGCGCTTGACTTATGCCGAATGCTCTCTTGCTCCCACTGGAAGCCGGCGCAATTTACTGAATGTTGAGCACACGCCATATGATGGCGGGCGCTTTCGCAATGTTTCCCGTGTGCCGTTTCGAAGGCGATAGCGCGCGCGCAGCTACTGAGGGCATGCGCTGCATGTCGCCGAACCATCAAGCCATCCTTGCCGTGACAACAGCAAATAGCGTCAATGAGTAGGGCATGTGCAGCGCATGGGTCACGGCCGGACAGGGCCTTGCCGGCCCGGTTAATCGAGTCAATTACGATGCGGTTCATGGTGGTGGTCCTCCTTTGTGTGGTGTGCTAAGGGTTCTGGACAAGGTCCAAGCGGTGACCTAATATATTAGGCCACCTGTTGGGCTTTGTCTGTCGTTGATGTGTGGCCTCCCCTCTAATCCTGGCCCTAGGATCAGGGGGCGAGTCTGCTGCACTCGTACACGTGGCCAGCTGCAGCAGAAACCGTGCCGGTATTTGGTCCGTCTAGGACTCATTTCGCGCCCCGGTTCCGGCCTGGCGCTAGCGCTCCCGCGGGATGCCCGCTCTCACTCGGGCCCCATCCTCGGGAGTCGCTACCTCAGATATACACCTGGCGCCCATCCTCGGGTCCGCTGCACCGTCCTGTGTGGGACTGGGCGCGGCCGTCAGTCAGTCGGCAGGCTAGCTATCAAAGTCACGACACAGGGGCGGGCTGATGGTTGCCGGTTGCGCTGGAGCGTCTGCCCTGTGTCTCGGATCGGGATGGCGGGCTGATGGATGCCGCCTGGCCTGTAGCTCTGTGGCCCGTCCGGTCTGATCTGGTCTGGATCATGGGAAATATCTTTCTCAAGTCCACCATTACCCTCAAAACCCCCCAGCAAACAGCACCTAAACCCTGTCTGTCACACCAATTGACGTGTATAAGGTTTGCCCTCGTCGTCGCCTGGCTGGTATAGCAGGCGATCCAGGGTAGGATCCTGCCCATGGACGCACAGCCGGATCCGAGACATCGTATGGTGCAGATCATCGACCAGTACCGACAGGCGCTAGGCTACTCCGGACGGCAGCTGGCCCAGGCCTCGGGACTGGAGCGGCGGACCGTGACGGCCGTCCTATCCGGCCAGACACTGAGTCCCGGACTCGAGGTGGTAGACGCCATGAGCCGGGCCTTGGGCATTCAATGGGAGCCGCGCCACCTGGCCACACTGCCGCGGCTCGATCCCTAGCGCAACACAGTTGCATAAACGAAACGAGTAGTAGGGCACTTTGTCTTGCGCGCGGCTCCCCCGGTCTGAGTCTGTCCTTCGGTCGGGCTGGCTAGAGACACGGAGCGGAGCGGAGCGGAACGGGAACGCCAGCGGAACGGGAACGCCAGCGGAACGGGAACGGCAGTCGACAAAGGGGGGCCCTATATGGGGGCCCCCTCTGCAGTTACGCTCACGGGAGCGGGACGGGAAAGAAGAGGGAGGCGGGAGCGGGAGCGGGAACAGGAAGGGGAAAGGGAAGGGGAAGGAAAGGGAACTGGTTTCCTCTTGGCGTAAGACGTTGGTGGGACGGTAGATAGAGCATGGGGCGGCGCTATCCGGGCCCTATAGCGCGAGAGTCCCCCAAGTGCTTGCTGCGACAGTGGATAGGGCAGAGGCAGGACATGGTATCGGGACAGGCAGGACGATAGGCAAGCGGGCGCGGCTGCGGCGGATTAGCTGTAAGTGCAGTGCATGACGGCAGCTAGCGTGCAGGCAGCCAGGCCTGGGCGGGATCAGTGCCCGGGGGGGTACGTCCCAACCCCGGGGGTACTCTATCTAGTCCCCCAACCTCCCCCTCCCGAAAAAATCCCAGCCCCGTCACCTGCAGCAGCCCCCGTCCCGCTTTTCTGAAAAATCCCGCTCCTGGTCTCTGGTCTCTGCGTTTTCGTGGGCGGATGGCCACCCCTCCCAACCCAAGGGGTGGCCACGGTCGCCGAACGTCGGGTTCGGGAACTGGGGCTTGCACGGTGTCCCAGGTGGGCCAGAGTGGGCGGTCCCTGAGCGCAACTTGGTTGGAGCTTTTATGTGTGATGTCGCTGATGATAGGATCTTTTTCGTCTTGGACGAGGCGCGCAAGCCCCGCCCCGTGTCGGCTGAGGAGTGGCGGGAGGCCATCGAGGAGCGCATGGCGCGCTTGGTCAAGGCGCGAACCGAGGATGGGGATCCGTGGCGCGTGGGGCTGTGGCGCCGTGATGGGGCCATGGTCTCAACGATCTTTCTCGGGATCCGGCATGCTGGGGGTGTGTTCGAGACCTTGGTGCAGGTGCCTGAGTTGAACGGGCTGGAGGACGGCGGTCGGTGCTGGTCGTGGGAGGCGGCTGAAGAGATGCATGAGGAGTGGGTGGCGTGGGTGGAGGCTCGGCTGTGAAAATCACCTGTCCGGTCACCCAGAGGGAGATTATGGCCAAGCCGGCCAAGGATGGTGGGGTCAAGGTCCCGCGTGGCTGGAAGCGTCACGATGGGCGGATCTATTCGCCGGAGGGGTGGCGCAGCCGGTACATGTTGCGGTCTGTGACGTTTCCTGTGGCCTCGATCGAGGTGGAGGAGGGCGAGACCAAGGAAGCGGTTTGGAAGGCGTTCCGGGATGCGTGCCATGAGGCGTGGATTTTGACGACCCAGGCCAGTAACTTTCTCATGACGGAGTTTGCTCGACAGGATCCGGCTTTGGCTGGGTGGTCGGAGAAGATGCCGAAGATGGCGGCGCCGTATCTGTATCCGGTTGTGCGGGAGCGATTTCCTGGCCTGCCGTCGATGTCGGTGGTCTCGCTGTGCCAGTCGGTGTGGGGCAAGTATAGCTCCCATCGATTCGCCGTGTCCATCGGCAAGGAATCGCTGCCGACGCATCGCTATCCGACGCCGATCCCGATGCATAACCAAGCGTGGAAGACGGTGTTGGTCCATGGTGAGTGCCCTGGCGTGTCTCTGCGTCTGGGGGATCGTCGGTGGACGCTGCGCTTGCGCGGGGGTCACGGGTTTCACCGGCAGCGGCGGGCCTGGGATCAGATGCACAGCGGGGAGGCCGTGCGGGGCGAGCTGGCGATCTATCAGCGCAATGCTGGGTCAACGCATCGCCCTGGCGCCACGGGCAAAAAGGAAGTCTGTGTCAAGCTGGTGGCGTGGTTGCCCAAGTCGGAGCATGGGCCGCGGGATGCGGGAACGTTGTTCTGCCGGACCGATGCCAGTGCCCTGTTGGTGGCGCTGAACACGAAGGACCACCAGCTGTGGACCTATCATGGGGATCACATTCGTCGGTGGCAGGCCGAGCACCGGGAGCGGCTGCAGCGCTTGGCTGACGACTCGAAGTTAGAGGATCGCCGCCAGGGCATCCCGTTTGCGGATCGTCGGCGGGCGGAATGTGCCCGCTTCAATCGGCGCATGAAGAGCGCGGCCCAGCAACTGGCGGCCAAGGCGGCCGGGTATGCCAGACGGCGGCGGTTCGAGGCCGTCAAGTTGACGCTGGGGACGGACAAACCCGACTTTGTCTGGCATCAATTCGTCACCTGCCTGGAGCAGAAGTGCGACGAGTTTGGTTTGGAGTTCGAACAAGTCGAAATGCGAGCAGAATGATGCGGGACCCGCTCGACCCTATTGGTAATCATTACTTTAGGCCTCCGCAAGGCCAAGTGCGAGTAAGGACCGGCGGCTTGCCCGCGGTGACCGCTCGCAGGACGCGCCCTAAGCGCCGGGATAACCGCCACTCGGCGGGCGCCCTG